TGTAAAATAAACTTCTAACGTTAATATAAGTTATAAGAAGTATGCAAATAACAAGAAAAAATAGAAATAGAACTAAATATAGAAATAAAAATAGAAGATATTTTTCTAAAAAAAATATAAATTATCCATCGAGACAATACGGCGGTGCAGAAAACGTAAATGACCCCCTTAATTCTATCCAAGCAGCTTCTGATCAAGCAAGCCAACAGTTTAATACAGGTGTAAATAAAATTAATAATAGGATACAGTCTGCCACCAATAGGATACAGTCTGCGACCAATTATGCTGCCAATAAGATACAGTCTGCGGCGAATGCGAAAGAAGCATTGAAAAATGATATTTCTGATTTGAGCAATATGAAAAATAAAATAAAGCCACTTTTTCAAAGTATTGTGCAGTCAAGCACAAGTGAGCCGATTGTGCCCAAAGAAGGTATTCTGGATATAGCAAGCGACACTTTATCAAACGCTGTGGAAAAGGGGTCGGATTTTGTTGGTGATAAATTGTTACGATTGATTGGACTTCAACCCATCAATGCAGACAACCCAAACTCTTCAGAACAACCAAATAACCCTTTAGAAGAACCAATTAACATTGCATCTAGAATTGCAGCAAAAGTATTAAATATTGCAAATAATAAATTTGGAAATATACTCCAGAAACTCAATGAATTTTTGGATAGTCCGGAAACCCAGATGAACATCGCGGAGGCAGGAAAAAATTTGGTGGATAAATTTATTTTATTATTGAAACAGTTCAATGAAACTTTGGACAATCCCGTATTAAAAGAAGAATTTGTATTGGCCGTATATATTTTAGGGGTGTATGCAAAAATATTTGTCGATTCGACTGAAGAACCTCTTGACAAAGCGATTGATTTGTTGAATCAGGCTATTGTAAAAGCCGCGAGTGGTCTTTCTACTGGTGCAGTAAAAGTAGTGATGGATGTTGTTGGGGTCGTGCCTTTTCTCGGTGAAATATTAGACGTTGCAAGAGCGTTGAATGATGGATCCAAAGCAGCAATGTCCACCTTCAATGCAGGAGTAAATGCAGTAGAAGCAGGATCGGTGTTAGTAGGTGAAACAAGTCAAAATTTAAACGAGGCTTTTCAAAGTATAAAGGAAAAACAACAAGAGTCTAACAATATTACGCAGCGCACAAATGATTCCATACAAAACTTTGAAAACAATCCGTTAAATAAACCCAAAGCAATAACAAGAGGTGGTTCAAAAAAAACAAGAACAAAAAGTAAAAGAAACCCCGAAATCATCTAAATCTAAATCTAAAACTAAATCTAAAACTAAATCTAAATCCAATTATTGTTTCTCACTCGTCTTTTTCCATTCACAAAATCCGTTGCTTCTCAAAATATCAAACGATGTGCCCAAATGTTGAAATGCGATATTGTATGCTTTTTTTTCATGATCAGACAACTGGGATAAATAGGAGTAAATCTCTTTTTGCAGTTCTTCTGGTAAGGAATGCACCTTTTCGGATATAGGCAACCCTATGTTTTCAAATTTCGAAAAAGAACCAGAATTGGATGTTGAAATCATTATTATTATTATTGTAACTTACAATAAAAATAATATTTAAATTCAATTTTTTGCTAAAAATACAAAACTGTATTATTTTATTTCCTTTCTTCCCGAATAATACAACGTAATAGCTCTACCGACTTGGCATTTACTCGCAATTTAGAGAGCTCCCCGAATATTTTAGAGGTGGTTTCATTGTCCAATTCACAATATTCCATGTAAGCTAAACAATACCCCTCAACAATATTTTCGACCAACCCTAGCACATCTGCCACATTTTTATCATACGTGGCAATTTTTTTAAGAGCTAAAATTAGATCTTTAAACATACGTTCTCTCTCCAATCTAGTTTCTGCATACTGTTTCAAAATTGTGTCCTCGTAATCATCCTGTTCTTTTTGCACTTTCTTGAAATCTTGGATACTGTTTAAAATCGCTTGGCTTATTAAGTATTCTTCGGTCGGCGTATTATTAACATTATCATCTATCATTTGAACACGTTCAACTGTATCGGGTGGTCGGATTTGTTCATTATCATCATCATCAGAATCTTTGGACAAATTCATTGTCTTTTATATTATTACTTTTTACATATAAAAATATGCTTATATTGTTTGCATTTTACTTTTATAATAAGCAATTGTTTTTTTAATTCCTTCTTCCAAATGACACGTCGGCTCCCATCCGAGTATTTTCTTTGCAATTTGAATATCAGGTTTTCTGTTTGTCGGATCATCGGAAGGCAACGGCTTGTAAATCAAATTGGATTTAGAACCAGTGAGTCGAATGACGATAATGGCTAATTCTTTCACCGTTATTTCGTGTGGATTGCCAATATTTACGGGGTAAATATAGCCTGGATCTGAATTCATCAGTTTGATTAAACCATTCAATTGATCGTCTATATAACAAAAGCTTCTGGTTTGCAGACCGTCACCATACAAGGTAATGGATTTATTGTTCAATGCTTGGTTTATAAAATTGGAGACAACTCTGCCGTCGTCTTTGTCCATGTTGGGACCATACGTATTAAAGATTCTCGCAATTCTTGTTTTTACGCCATGTATTCTATTGTATTCCATGATTAAAGTTTCCGCAATTCGTTTTCCTTCGTCATAACAGCTGCGGATGCCGATGGTATTGACATTTCCTCGGTATGTTTCGCTCTGAGGAGTTATTTCCGGTTCTCCGTATATTTCAGAAGTAGATGACTGTAAAAAGATTGCACCTTTAATTTTGGCAAACTCTAATAAATTCATTACTCCTTGAAAATTAATTTTTAATGTATAGATGGGGTCTTTTTGGTATTTTGGTGGAGACGCTGGACACGCTAAATTGTAAATTTGATCAATCGGTTCTTCTAAAACCAATGGTTCAACAATGTCATGATTTACAAATGTAAATTGTGGATGACTCAATAAATGGCGAATGTTTTCTATATTTCCAGTGTATAAATTGTCTAAACAAATCACTCTTTCTCCCTTTTTTAGCAATAGTTCGCACAAATTTGACCCAATAAATCCCGCGCCACCAACAATCAATATTTTTGTCATGTATTATTACATTATTATATTATTATTTTTGTATTTTTATAATTTATAAAAATGATTATTGGCATTATCGGAAATGGATTTGTCGGAAAAGCAACCAACCAATTGAAATGCAAAGATGTAGATATTTTGGCATACGATGTCAATCCAGAAGCATGTAATCCAAAAGGGTTACGACTACACGATTTGAATGCATGCGAATTGATGTTTGTAAGTGTCCCCACTCCTATGGACAAAGATGGTTCGTGTCATCTTACCATTGTGAAAACAGTTCTCTCCAATTTGAAAGAAATTGGCTATAAAGGGTTTGTCGTCTTAAGATCCACTGTTCCGGTAGGAACAAGCGACGAATTACAATGTTATTTTATGCCTGAATTTTTAACGGAAAAAAATTACATTCATGATTTTATCCAAAACAAAGATTGGATTTTTGGGCTACTTAGGTTAAACGAGGAACAAGACATCATATTTCAATCAAAAATCAAGGAATTATTCCAACTTGCATTTGACAATGAGAGAATAAAACACAATACTCTTCATTTTTTATCCAACAAAGAAGCGGAAATGGTGAAAATGTTTCGCAATTGTTTTTTATCGACAAAAGTTTCATTTTGTAACGAAGTATATGAGTTTTGTGAGAAAAAGAATATTAATTATGAAAATGTTAGGAAAATAGCTGCCAACGATGACCGTATTTTGCACAGTCATACCGTTGTGCCAGGACATGACGGTAGAAAAGGATTTGGAGGCACTTGTTTTCCCAAGGACACTGCTAGTTTAAGATATGAAATGACCAAAGCCGGAATGAAACCGTTTGTATTGGATGCCATTATAGAGAGAAATGAAAAAATAGATAGACCAGAGAAGGACTGGGCATTGGATAAAGGGAGAGCAACCATCTAATCCAATCCGAATACACAATAAAACATTTCACTTTTTACAAAAAATTGAAATGAAAAACTTTTGAATTATGACATGTATATACACTAGACACCACTTACGCATCTAAGCAACAAAAAAAGAATATGGAAACTGAAAAAAAAGAAGAAATGGTTACAGAGGAATTCGATAGAAGAGACGAATGTGTTGAAAAATATCTTCTAGCGCCTTCCATTTATCGCTTTAAATTCACCGAAGAATTTATGAAGGATATGTGGATCTTTTCCAAGATCCACCAGTACGACCACCGCAAGGACTTCAAAGAAGCCTGGGCGCTTTGGCTAAAAGAAAACGAAGAAATCGTTTCACAAGAAATAGTTCGCCTTCAAGATCTTAGATATGAAGGCGATATACTAGACAAAATGTTCAAAAGCGCACGTTATTATTTCCGCAAAAAGAGTACTGAAAAAAAGGCACCAATGAAGCGTCGGGAATACATTGGGATGAACCGCGAGCTAATTGAAAAAATGGACGACCACATCGAACGCCATGTTGTAGATGACGATTTCAAACCATCCGCAGCATTCGACGCCTTTTGCGAAGAAACGGTTGTGCTTTTGAAAGAAGAAGTTTCCAGGCTTTTTGCAAGCGGTCTCAAAGATCCAGATGAAATTAAGCATAAAATTAAAAAAACATACAAAAACCGATACTTTATGTTTATCAATAAATTAAATAATAAAGGAATAGAGCAATCCTAGTATAAAGAGAATTATAACCATGAATACAAACAAACGTGAAACAAATACAAATATTGATCTTGAATTTATGCAAAAACAAATAAATCTACTAAATATCCGCTCTTCTGGAACTTTGAAAAAAAGAACTAAACTTTGCCAACACGACTTTTTTTCTACGAATGAAATCAAAATCAGTGAAAAAATAAGAGAAATACCTTATTGGGTAGATAATTTCGATATAGTAGAAGACTGGGATTTTATTCAAATTGCCAAAATAGAAGAAAATTCTGTTGAAAAAGTAGATTACAAAGATACAGTTAGAGAGAAAAAATATATTTTATTGCAATATCTGGATAAAAAAGAGAAATCTTTCGCCGATTTCTTGTTTTCATTTTCAAGTCCCGTCTCTTTCCTCTTTCACGTTTTAAACACATATTCAATGTTATTGGAATATTTGCAACAATTGAATCAACACGATATTTGTTTTTTTGATTTATCGACTGAACACCTTTTTTTTCAAAAAAACAATCGTCCTTTATTATGTCATTTTCAGAATAGTTTAATCAAAGATCGGCTTAAAGAAACTTATATTTCCTCTATCTTGACGAAAGTGCAGGATTATACGTGCAAACCGTTAGAGGCGCATGTTTTGTTTTATTTGATTGAGAATGGAGAAGAAACATTATCATATTCTTATATGGAAATGATTGTGGATATTTTTATAGAAACAAAACCATTTTTCTCTCTTTTTTCACAAGAGTACAAAGAAAATTATAAAAAAGAGGCAATCCTTTTTTTAAACCCGTTGATTAATCAACCTAAATCGGCAATTATTCGTAAAATGTTGTCTTATGTGGATACATGGGACAATTACAGCCTCAGCGTAATTTTTTTGCATGTGATTGGAAACATTTCACAAAGCTTTGACTTGAAAGAAGATTTTGTGAAACATTTCTTACAACTTCTCTCTAAAAACACAAATCCAAACCCTTTGAAGAGAGAAAAGATGGAAGAATCAATCTACAATTGGAATAAATTGTTCTCTGTTTTTACAGATTGGCGATTTATTAAAGAAATTTCCTTGCAAAAAATGAATAACTTGCACAAAATGTTGTAATCATCATGCATTTATAAAAATGCATAATTATTATTATTATTATTATTATTATTATTATTCGTATTAATATCGGCATCTTTATTTTTATTTGTAAAAACGCCTATTTTCTTCCTCTTCTTCGTCTTTTCGTTTTTCTGCCTCCTTTATAATGATGTGGATGCAAATGAGCTGGATGCAAAGGAAGCAGAAAATTATTCCCACGCATTCCAGCACCTCCACCACGACGCATTCTTCGAGTCATTTTTGCCATTGGATCTATTTATCTATTAAACATAGATAATTTTTTAACGCCTTCTTTTACTACCCTTGCGTTTTCTTCCTCCTCTCGACTTTCTTTTAGTCATTTTGCTCATGCGTCTTCTTTTTCCACCCATCATTTTCTTCGTCATACTGGAGGATCCCATAGTAGAGCCCATTTTGTTCATCATCATTGGGGCATCACTACTCATTGGCATGCTTTCTTTGCTTGCGGCAGGCATGCTTGCAGCAGGCATACTCGCAGCAGGCATGCTTGGAGCCATTCCACCCTTCATTTCGTGCTTTCTTTTGCTGGCATCTTTTAGAGCCTCGCTAAACTTATAACTAGGATTTGATTTTTTACCAGCATGGTAAACATGACTCACAAATTTATTCCATTCGCTTCTCTTTCCCATTTTTATATATTAAAGGTTAGATAAAAAGTATTTCTAAATAAAATTGATTTCGTTTTTCAGATTCTTTCTAATTCAAATACTAATACATGGGAAATTGTAAAACAAATTTTACTATAACACCTTCACCTTTGATCGAGAAAATGCCTGAATCTGAATCTGGAAATACCGATCAGTTTTGCTTTACCCGTTATTTATACGAAAAAGAGGAAGTCAAATACGCATTTGTCACTTCGCTCTTAACAAAGAAAGAAGAAGCGTTGTTTTGGGCTTATGAGTTGCACTACTCAGGCTGGACAGAAGAACTGATTCAATTGCTTTTTATTGTCTATTATGATTTTTACGCTTCGCTTAACCCTTCCTTTGAAACTTACCTACAACAAAAAACAAAACTATTGCTAAAGCCAAGTGAAGAAAGTGGCGCAATATTGGCTATGATTGTCCATAGTCTTTCCATCCGCCCTTCCACCACGGATGTCTTCTTTGCTCGTATTCTTACTAAAGGGCAAGAATATACATTGCAGGTTCCCTTTTTGCAAACATACGAAAGGTCACAAGATGTAACCATTTTGGAAAAAGAGCTGCCGGCTCTGATCGATGTAGGCGACTATTTGTTATTAGCATGGGTGCTGTTTCACAAAATGGAAGCGTGCCATTTGCTTCCCGTTTTCACCAGCATCGTGGATCATTTTATCAGCAATTATAAGTTGCCCTTGAAAAAAGAAACCATTTTGAACGGATTTTTAAAAAAAGAAAAAAAATCGGCTTCTCATCAGCTGCGTCATTGGTTGTTTGCAAAAATAATTCATTTGGTTTCTTTAGAAAAAAAAGTGGAAATGGGAAAAAATCTTTACGTTCATGTGGAGCCGGAAGAAGCTGTGTTGTATGAAACGGTTGTAGCAGATTTGAAAGAAAGGGGCAACGGATCCAAGCGTGCTGTTTTGCCGGCTTACCAGATCCTTCCAAAAACCGCTCTCTATTCCATTGACGAAGACAATTACCTTTCTCTCTTTCGTTTGAAGAGAGACAGCAAAGACATTCGGGGAGCTTATTTGGAGAGTTGGCTTTACTACAGTCGCTTGTCTCCTGTCTGGAAAAAAAGGATCGAAGAACACGGAGGAGGTACGCCTTGTCATGATGTTAGAATGATTGATTTTACCACAGGCGATGATGGGCTCGAAACTTTTCATGAAAACTATGGGTACGAACCGGATGAGCAATCTGTGCAAACGCAAAACAAATCCATCCAACCTATAAAAACGGTGAGAACGTGGCATAGCTTTTACAAGCAGCAAAAAGGGAGAGGTGTCATTGAGTTGCAGCCGACAGTGTTCGAAAGTTTGGGGAAAATTGCACCTTTTTAAAAACACAAAAAATAAAAAACCAAAAAATAAAAAACCAAAAAATAAAAAAATTGAATAAAATTAATGTAATAAAAAGAAACATATATTTAGTCTTATTATACCCCAATCATGGTAAAGAACGTTAATGGTGGAAGCAAAGCAAAGGGTCAAGCCCGCAAGTTTGTAACAGCGCCCGCAAAGAGCACGCTGCGTATTTCGCATGATGAGCTTGAAATATACGCTCAAGTAACCAAAACACTTGGCAACGGAATGTGTCATGTGATATGTATCGATGGGGAAACCAGGTTGTGTCACATTCGAGGTAAGTTTCGCGGGAGGGGGAAGCGCGATAATTTAGCTGGGAATGGCACCTGGTTACTCGTTGGACTAAGAGAATGGGAGCTCAACTCTACAAAAAAAGCAGGAAAGTTGGAAAATTGTGATCTTTTGGAGGTGTATAATGGGTTGGATGTTCAACGCCTCAAAGACACAGTCAATGAAAACTGGGGAATATTTTCATCAGACACGGGTTCAACCAATGCAGGGGAGGACGTTGAATTTGAGGACGAAAAAACGAGTGAATATCATGATCTGATTGAAACACAGTTGGCTGCGGGATCCCAAAACAAAACAATTATTGCTTTAGGTGAGGAAGAAGAGGTAAATGCTGATGATATTTAGTTTTTAAAAAGGCATTTATAATGCAAATTCAAATATTAATACAAATATTAATACAAATATTAATACAAATATTAATACAAATATTAATACAAATAAAACAAACCAAAATTAACAATATTTTATAAAAATGTAATACAAACTATATTGCATTACATTTATTTATTTTTATTTTTATTTTGGTTAGGTTAGATTAGTGCGTTGCGACCTCCTGCATTCTATATATCCTTTTTTAAACGTTTGATGATAATAATAAATAAAAATGTACAAGAGTAAAAGTGTTCGCTGTGAGGAGGTAGATTATAGTTAGGTTGTGTCTTTAAATCAATTGTTGAACAATTAAATAACCAGCTTAAATATATAGTCGTATATAAAGATATATATCACATAGATTTTAGTTATTATTGTTTTATTTCAAACAAACAACCAATGTCCGCCATTTTTAAAACCAACAATAACCGTTTTGATGCATTAAAAAATTTTGATATTTTTGATATTAATCAAAAAGAAAGAAACAGTAAAGATTCGGAGAAAAGCAAAAACCCTTTTAAAAAGACTACCTCAATGCGTGATGAAAAGAGTGACTCATATAAAAAAGAATACTCTTTAATAGAGTCTGACTTTCCCACCCTTGCACCGCAGCCGCTAAAAAAAAAGGAACCAAAAATCGAAGCCACCACTTTTGTAGAAAAAGTGAAAACCGTAAATAAACCGGACACAGAAGCAGAAGCAGAATCAGACAAGAGGAATATAATAAAACCAGGATGGGTTTCTTTGCATCAAGATCCTCAAACGAGACGAATCGTTTGGACATACGGGCCTGGAACTAGCAAAGAAAAAGAAAAAGAATATGATCCGGTTTCAATTTTGAACGCGCTGGTCGAAACGCATAAAAAACAAATAGCCTATTACGATATGCTTTGGGGCGAAGGCGCTTATGAACAGCATTATCGGTCTCCTTACCACGATTACGAATATTTTGAAAGATTAGACGAACTCGAGGAGGAAATGGAAGAACAATAAAATAACGCGACAATCGTTAAAAAACACAATGTATTATATGATTCTTATTTAATAATACATTGCGAGAATGGAAAATAAAATGGAAAATAAAAAAGAAGATTTGCTTAACGATGATTGGATAAATGAGTTTGAAAAAACAGACCAGTTATACAAAGATTTTTATAAAGACAATCTTTATTATACGAATATTTATTATCTTTACATTAACAAATTCAACGAAATCGATAAAATAAAACATGAGAATTTTTTAATGTCGTCTCCCAATTGCATTACTCGCGAAGAAATAATTGGAATACTAAAACGTAACTCTTTGGCTGATATAGAAAATCGTCCGTATTCACTCTTGTCGATTGTCAAGTACAATGTTTCCTTGGACACAGAAGAAATTACACATTTTTTAAGGTGTGACGAGGAAGAAATGGAAGATTACAATCATCGGTTTTTAACTTCTGTCAAACAAATCGATGCTATTTATTTTGAAAAAACGATTCACATGCTTCACGATTTAAATGATCTTTTTATTCTTTTTTATGAAAAAATGCCAGAACAGAACCCAAATAATAATAATAATAATAATAATAATAATAATAATAATAATAATAATAATCGTTCCATCACCAAAAAAGTATATTTGCAAAAAAAGAGTTTATCGCAACATAAAAAAACAATCCGAAATTACGAGGTGATGCGGTAGATACATCATTGTAAAAAACAATATAAAGACTTTTTGAAAAATATTATAATTATGTCTGAAATTATTCGCGCACTTGACAATTTTACCCCCAAGCAAGTAGGAGAAAATGGTAATGTGGAGCATGCGTGGTCGAATAGCATTAAAGAGAAGATTATGCAATTCAGTTTTCAATTGGTGAGGACAAAGGATTACGCGAAATTGGAAAACGTATTGCGTGATCTTTTGCAGAATATTTCTTTGAACAAGGAAGAACGCATCCAACAACTTCACTACCTTACGATGTTGTATAAAATGATTGGACACACACGCGACATTGTGGATGGTAAGGGAGAATATGCGCTCACTTATATGATGATTTATATATGGCACGAATTTTATCCCGTGTTGGCCAAGTTTGCTTTGGAATCGCTGTTTTACACGGATGAACAGATGGAACATCCTTACGGCTCACTGAAGGACATTAAGCATTTTGCCAATTATTGTTACACACGTGACACAAATCATCCGTTAATTTCTGCAGCGATCTCCATTCTGACAGCGCAATTGAAAACAGACGAAGATCAGTTTGTAAGAGGTTTAAACAAATTGTCTTTGGCTGCGAAATGGGCGCCTCGTGAAAAATCGCGTTACAAGTGGCTTTTTCACTTGCTTGCGCAAGATTATTACCCGCATTATTTGGAAACCGCAAAAAGTGCTGAGCAGTTGGAAAAGGCAAAGCTCAAGTGCTACACGGATTATCGCAAAATGTTGTCCATGTTGAACATAAAGTTGGACACGTTGCAGATTAAGCAGTGTGCCAACACGTGGTCAGATATTAATTTTAATCATGTAACATCTATCTCCTTTTCCAAGCAAAAGAAGGCTTTTTTGAACAAGACAAAGAAAGATGAGCCACGGTTTCCCGATCGCCAAGACCGTGTGCAGTGTGCGGAAAATTTTACTTCTTTTGTCACAACTTCTATCAAGGAGGGGAAGGAAATCAAGGGAAAGCGAGTTGGCATGGAGAGTTTTACCCGGCAGGCAGTAGAGCTACTCAGTTTATCACCACATAGTGCGGACACCCAACTTCAAATTCAACTCTTGAACTCTCAGTGGAGGGACAACTCTGTCCAAACCGGATGTTTGGGAAACATGGTGTCAATGGTGGATGTTTCGGGATCCATGGAAGGTGATCCTATGGATGTAGCTATTGCTATGGGTATTCGGGTTGCAGACAAATCGGTATTAGGGAAGCGCGTTATGACCTTTTCATCAAATCCAAAATGGGTGAATTTGGACAACTGTGATGGGTTTGTTTCGCAAGTTGAGGTGATTAAACGTGCTGAATGGGGTATGGGCACCAATTTTCGTTTGGCGTTGAAGATGATTTTGGATGCTATTGTGGAAAACAAAATGGATCCGAAAGATGTGCAAAACATGATTCTAGTGATTTTCTCCGATATGCAAATTGATGCTGCGGATAGTCAATCGAGTGAAACAATGTTTGAAACCATTACCAACATGTACAAGGAAGCGGGGTTACGAACGCACGGAACACCATACAAGCCTCCACATTTGTTGTTTTGGAATTTGCGCTCCACATCGGGATTTCCCAGCTTGTCAAGCCAACACAATACCACGATGCTTTCCGGGTTCAGCCCTTCTCTTCTAAACTTGTTTTGCGAACAAGGAATGGAAGCGCTTGAATCAATAAGCCCGTGGTCGCAACTGGAAACCCTTTTGGAAAACGCGCGTTATGACATGCTGAAAACTGCTCTAGTAGAGTATTTCTTCAAAATCTAAAAATTTAATTATCATCTTTTGTTATGGGTATTCCATCAATTTGCGCTAATTTATTGTATCCGTTATTAATTTCAATATCGTTTTCGGTTGGAATTTTATTGAACAAATCATTATTTAAAATATAATCATATATCGGTTTGTATTCTTCTTTTATGTCATAATCATTTGTAGATATGTCATTTAACGTAAAAATAAATATTTTTTCGTTAATGTTTTTATAATACTGTGTATTCGATTGCCCTGGTATGATAAATATTAATATAAAATTAAGCGAAGGGTATTTTAATTTAATAGTGTCTAGAAACTTTCCACCTAAATCTAATTCGTCGTTGCAATCATGCGTTAATATTGTTCTAATAAATACAATATTTTCTTGTGTATTCGCCATTATATCTTTTAATCTGTTTATTCTTCGAGTAAAATGACTAACAATAACATCATCAAACAAGTTATGATGATAAAACCCAAAATATTTACCTCTAAAACTTCTTCCTGAATAAGTGTAATTTTCTATAATATCTAACTCTACTTTTTTAGGAAAAAAATTATCAAAATTGTTTTCAAAACAATCAATAATTCCAATAAATGTTGAACGAATGTGATCAAAAGGTAATGCTGCATAATATAATGAATTTCCTTTCAAACTTGTAGTAATTCCACACCAACAACCCAATGAAATAAACTTCATATATAAAATATCATACATATATTTTATACATGAAACGAACAACCAAAAAATTGAATTTCTTTTGAAAATGTAATGAAATATATTTTTATTTTTTAGCATGTTATATAAAGAATGAATATTTTGGTAATAGGTGATATAATGATCGATATTAATTTTTATTCAAAAATAGAGCGAAAAGCGCCTGAGGCTGATATTCCGATTTACAATGTAGAAAAAATACAATCCCTTTTAGGAGGAGCCGCCAATGTAGCACGAAATTTGCACAATTTAAAGACAAATGTAGAATTGATAAGTGTAATAGGAAAAGACTTATCCGCAAACAAAATAAAATATCTACTGGATAAACAAAAAGTAAAATATACTTTATTTGTTGAAGAAAAAAGAAAAACTACCCAAAAAAATAGAATTTTTGATAAGAACAAAATTGCCGTACGTTACGATATAGAAGATCGAAAATATATTTTAAAGAAAACAGAAGAATTGATTATGGCACACATAATGAATAAAGAACACTTGCACGCAGTAGTAATTTCTGATTATGACAAAGGCGTCATTACGCAGAATCTTTGTAAAAATCTTATTGATTATTGCAATGCAAAACACATTTACACCTTCATCGATCCTAAAATAAAAAATATAGATAAATACAAAAACTGTTTTTGTTTCAAGCCCAATTTAAATGAGGGTGAAATTATTTCAAAAGAAACAAAGATAGATCATATTTTGAAAAAAATAAAAACTGTGTTAAATCCGAAAAACGTTGTGCTGACATGCGGAGACAAAGGGATATATGTAAATAATATGACAAAACATGTTGCACATTCATCGCCAATTGAGGTTGTGGATGTTACTGGTGCGGGAGATACAGTGTTATGTGTATTAGTATATGTTTTTTTGCAGAAAAAAAATCTATTTTTAGCAACAAAAATAGCTAATTACATTGCCGGTAAAAGTGTTCAAAAACAAGGAAATTACATGACGTCAATTAAAGATATTTACGAATATTATGAAATAGAAAAAAAAATGAAAACACCAGAGAATATGGTTGAACCGAAAGAGCAAAAAAATAAAATTATATTTGATTATGAAATCAATAAAATAAAAAATTTGTCGAAAAAGAAAAACGTTGTTTTCACAAATGGATGTTTTGACATTATTCACTCCGCGCATATTCAAAACCTTAAATTCGCGAAGGCACAAGGGGATTGTTTAGTTGTAGGATTAAATACGGATGATTCTGTTCGACGTCTCAAGGGAAAAGAAAGGCCTATTAATACACAAGAAGAGAGAAGCAGCCTTCTCTCTTTGTTTGATTTTGTAGACTATATTATTTTGTTTGATCGAGACACACCTCTTTCTATTTTACAAATTCTTCAGCCATCTGTTATTGTGAAAGGTTCAGATTATAAAAAAGAAAATATTATTGGAGCAGAATATGCAAAAAAAATTGTACTATTTGATTATATAGCTGGAAAAAGCTCAACACATGTTATAAACAAAATAAAAAATCCACCTTTTCCACCTTTAGAAAATGTGGAGCCAAATGTGCTTTGGTTAGATTTTCCACCTTTAAAAAATGTGGAGCCAAATGAGCTGCTAGAAAATCCACCTTTAGAAAATGTGGAGCCAAATGATTTGGATTATCCACCTTTAGAGAATCACATAAATAGTGAATTAAATTCTGCGTTTTTAAATGGAACCAGCGAACAAGATTTATCTTTGGAAGAAGAGATAAAATCTGTGTCATCGTTGGGACAAGATGAATAACGTGTTTGGCTCCACCTTTTTTTAAAGGTGGAAAAGGTCGAAAATATTGAATTTAAAATATTTCTAATAATATAATTACTATGCGTGTATTTCATCCACGTTATTTAGCAAAAAACAAAAAAAATAATTTACAAAAAAGGAATCCAACTTTTTCACAACAAAATAAAATGCAACACGTTTCAAAAATATTATGGAATACAACACAAAAATATAATCAACCAACACACAATGCGTACTCGGCTTACTCTTATCCATCTTATCCCATGAAAGATAAATACTATGCAGTTATACCACCTTATATTTTTCAAACTTGGAATTCCAAAGAATTGCCTTCAGGTATGAACACCGCTGTAAATTATTTGCGAAGAGTAAATCCAAATTTTAAATACTTTTTATTTGATGATAATGATTGTCGCGAATTTATTAAAACAAATTTTGAATCATCTATTTTGAATGCATACGACTCTCTTATACCTGGAGCGTTTAAAGCAGATTTGTGGCGTTACTGTGTTTTGTACAAACACGGAGGCATATATTTAGATATAAAATACATACCGGTAAAAGGGTTCAAAATGATTAATCTAACAGAAAAAGAACATTTTTGTTTAGATATTAATGGCAATGATATTTATAATGCCATTATGGTGTGTCTCCCAGGCAACTCTATTTTAAAAAGAGCGATTTATCAAATTGCCGAAAATGTACGCAATCAATATTATGGAAATGACCGACTTGATGTTACTGGACCTCGATTATTATCGCGTTTTTTTTCGGATCAAGAAAAACAAAAAATCGATATGAAACATGGTGTTTTCAATTCGCTAGAAAACCGATACATTACGTTTAATGGGTATTACGTATTAAAGAGTTATCCTGGATACTTGACCGAACATGACAGACACAAAAAAGTAGATTATTATGGAAATTTATGGGATAGAAGAGAGATTTACAAGAAAATTAAGTCATGAGAACCTTTTTTCTTTCATTTTTCCATCCGTCCTGATATGAGCCTGCGTATAAATGTGTAATAAATTTATTGTGAAAATTATCTCTGTTGAATACAGCTAAAATGGAACGATCATACTGATAATATTTTCCAATATCGTCAAACGTAGGGAGATCATTTTCTTTTAAATACTTTACAATACCATCGGTAAAGCATGCAGGACCTGTCAAATAATGAATGATGTGTTCTCCTTTGATTGGAGTGTTTAGTATTCTCTCCGCCGCTAAATCGATTATCGATTTTAATATGGGGGAACCGGCCGGCGCAGCAAACGTCCATTGACAAAAATAATTGCACCCAGGTTCCGGAGAGACCGTTAATTTAGCATTGCTAATAAAAATATTGGGATTAATGTGGCACACAGTGTCCACATCAGCATATATACCTCCGTATTTATATATAACACAATATCGCCATAAATCCGCCTTCATAACGCCCATTGGTAGTAAAAAATATGCCTTATTTATTTTTTCGTCGAAATGAGTTTTGATAAAATCATCACACATTGCGTTATCGTAAAAATAATAATTGAATCCGTGACCACGCATTCTCCATGACTGTATAGCTTGTAGCAATACTGGTTTTCGTTTTAAATACTCAAGAGATTTATGTGTTTGAAATATATTTTTTGGAATAGACATATATATTCCACCTTTAGAAAAGGTGGAGCCAAAAAATGTTATTATCTTTGTTATTATCTTTGTCCATTTTTCTAAATATAATCAAAATTTTGGCTCCACCTTTTCTAAAGGTGAAAAGGAGGTCCCCTAAAGGTGGAAAAGGACCTCCGGACTGATCCTTATTTTTGCATCAGAATGTTTGGTTGCCTGAATGTGAAAAGCCCTGTGTTCGCAATCCTCGTAACGCCCATCTACCGTAACATATTTTTTGAATACCAATTTGGATTGGGCCGCCTTTTTATTCGCATCCAAGTTGCTTTTTGGTATAAGATCCAGTCGAATTCTTCCGTCATAATACGTGTTTAAAAATTTATGGGTGCGATAAATAGCAAAACCATTGAAAGCGGATATGCAAGACTGAAGCTCGTTAGGCGGAAGGGTTTTCAGTAAATACGAAACATACTTTTGTATAATGTTGTAATATTGCACATTGTTGTTAAAATGATTGTAGCTGAAACAATATGGATAAATGGAAAGGGCCCAAATGTCATAATAATGAGGATCTGTTTGAAATGACAATGCATCCCAATCTTCTCTCTTCAAGTATTTCTCCAAAGTCTGAATTCGAACCTCTTTGCAATTAACATCATCAAAATCCATCATTACAAAGAAGGGAAAATAAGTTTGGTTTGTTTTTACATATTGAAGGCACCAATTGCGTGCAATGGCTAGGTTGTGCGTTCGAAAAGGACTGATGGGTTGTTTATTTACATAAAAAAATAATTTTGGATTTCTTTGTTGGTACTCCTTTAGTTTCTGCAAGGTGTTGTCTTTGGACAAATCGTAAAATAGGACAATTTTATAATCATCAAAGAGAGAAGCCAACCTTTCAATGTTTTCAAAGACCTTGTCCAGATAAGGTTCGCAATTTTTTACTGCCCCACAAAAACAACAATTCATTTAATTGTAGTATTGTATTGTATTGCATTATTCTAAATTCCATTTTTATAGGCAAAATAAATAAAAATGAAATAAATCAAATAAATTAGGCGGAGTTACATAACTATCTAATATAACCCCACTGACATGATAAAACAAGTGAAACTTGTTTCCACGCGTTTTACAAATGCAACGTTGAAAGAGAATCGGGATTACCGTTCTAAAAAGGACTCACCATATTGTATTTACGCCTCTCCGCAAACAATGTCTCCTAAAATACTTTACGACTCACTTTTGTTTGTAGTAGAAATGAACAATGACAACAATCAAATTGAAGGAATTGGACTCATAAGAAATCGACCATACATGGATAAATACTACAAGGTGCATCAAGATGCAAATTACAATCGGTACATTTACAAAAGTAACTATTTCATAGAGCGAGACACTTTGGTTCGTTATAATACCTTTTTGGTAGAAGTATTGGACTGTATTTTATTCAAAGGATATACACACTTAAAAAGAGGATCTGGATTTACCACAATCTCTGAAAAATTATTAAGGCATCCAACGTGTGAAGATACGAATATAGTAGAGGAAATACGAAATGTATTTATTACTATTTTTGGAAAAACAGATGCAAACGAAGAACACGAAAACGAAGAACACGAAAACGAAGAACACGAAAACGAAGAACACGAAAAAGAAGAAGAAATGGTTTAGAAACAAAATATATAGATAAAACATATGGCTGATAATATTGACACCAATGTACAAAGTTACAGTTTAGCCGAGCTACTTGCCATTGCAGGTGTGAATCAAGTGACACCCGCCGAAATAAAGAAGAATACAAATGCGTATATACAAAAATACAGGCAAAAAAACCCAAAATTAGCGCATTTTTTTGAAGATGTTCAAATGCAATTATTGCATTATGCAGAAGGTCTCATGGCAAAAAACAATGAAGATAGTAATGAAAGTGGAGATGATGAAGACATTATAGACATTAATTACGATGAAGACCAAGATCCTTCTAAAATATATGTTGAATCTTTTACCAACCGAAAGAACGAAGCCATTTATCCTGCGGGAGAGACACAGGTGACTAATTGGTTTGAAAATGAAAGTTTAAAACAAAAAGACAAGAATCAAGAAAACAAAATAACAAGTCGTGTGAATAAGATAAAGGTTTTTGGCAATCAGCATGATCCTGCAAAACAGGAGCAAATTGCTACTACAGATACTTATCAGCTTCCTGTAAAACAGGACTCTTTGAATCCGAACTTGAAAAATACCGTTTCTAGGTTTGTAAATTTAGACAGTCAGTTTCGACAATACACAAGTGTATCAGATTCGAGCGCCACTTCTTATACATGTGATTTATCTGACACGTTGAAAGATGTGTTGAGTATGCGATTGTATTCTTACCAGATTCCGTATAGTTGGTACACGATTGACACTGATTACGGAAACACTTGTTTGTGGATTGTAGAAGGAGAATACGCGGTTCCTGTATCGGTTCCTCCTGGAAATTACACCAATGCAACTTTTCAAACTCAACTCAATACCTCTTTTGTGGAGGCTGGATTTACTTTTGCAACTCCTCCTGTCAGCATTAACAATCAAAATGGGAAAGTAACCATGAATTTATACGGTGGCACATACACTTCTCCAAATCCGTTCATTCCCGATTTTACTATTACAACTTCAACTGTTATTATGTTTTATGATTTTTCCAATAAATTATATTGTGCCAATAGCTGTCTTAGCAAGACAAATCATTTTTTCAATGGTTCGCTAGGATGGTTAATGGGTTATAGATTGCCTTACATCAATGTCCTGCAAAGTGGAAACATCGGCACGTCTATCATAGATTTAAACGGGACAAAGTATCTTATTTTGGTGGTTGATGACTACAATCAAAATCACATCAATAATAGTTTGGTTTCTATTTCTCAGTTTTCAAATACATTGAAAGTTCCCTCTTATTATTCTCCTGATTTGCCGCAAACATGTGCTACACCAGAGCAAGTGGGAAATAATTTGCAAGAACTAGTAAATGGCACGATTGTAAATAGTGTTTTTAATAATCAATTGACATCTATCGATGGATTATTGATTGGTGGAAAATACAACGGAGACTACTCTACGAATCAAATTGTATTGCCGAGTGCTCCTCGAACACTTACCCAGGCACAAATTTACACCATCAATGAAATCAACAATAACAACAATAATGTCACAAACTATTTATCCAAGGCTCCTACAAGTTCCGACATTTTAGGCGTTGTCCCGGTAAAAACATCGACAGGCGTGCCAACTGGTTCCTTATTGGTAGAATTCGGTGGCACATTGCAAGAAAACATTAGAACTTATTTTGGTCCAGTCAATATAGAGAGACTATGTGTAAAATTATTGAACGACAAAGGAAATGTGCTGAATTTAAATGGTAGTGATTGGTGTTTTACACTAGTGTGTGACTGTTTATACCAGTATTGAGTTTTTTACAAGAATGCAACCTATATAATTATTATGAATATAAGTATATATGAACTACGACTCAAAATTACAACAATCACAAATTTCACAATTTTCACAAATTATTTATTTTATTGGAGAAAATGGACCTGTTTTGCTGTTTATATTTGCCATTTTTTTGCTCTGGACAAGGAAAAACATGTTGTTTTACTATTTAATTGGAATTTTTATAAATTCCATGTTGAATCTTGTTTTAAAAGGGATTTTTCAGCAACCGCGCCCTGAAGAATACAAAAAGCAATTCGATGCTATGGTAAAACATGGAAAGACGATTGTTTTTAAAGACACAGGAATACCATTTGATATTTTTGGCATGCCTTCTGGACACTTGCAATCGTGTTTGTTTTCCACTGTTTTTGTCTTTTTGACATTGAAACGAATGGATGTTTTGTTTCTCTTTGCATTGATCACGTTAGTTACAATGTATCAACGTATTAATTATAATTATCACACTTGGTTTCAAACGGTAGTTGGAGGATTTTGCGGCGCTACATTTGCAGCTATAGTTTTTTACTTATCAAGAGAAAAATTAAAGGGCAAAGTTAGGGAGAAACGAGATGATAATGGTCCGTATTGATTAATAAAATTAATGTCTTATTGAAACAACGTAATGAAAATAAAATATTCCAGAAATAGTCGTTATTATAGCGAATCCTGTTGTAATAAAAATCGTCAAGACAATGCCTACCATAGAATTGTATTAGGGTTAATGTAATATCTATTTTTATTTTCAAATGATTTTCACATAATAATAAAAATAAAAATAAAAATAAAAATAAAATATATCAGATGCCACCATTTGTAACTAATCCTTTGGTTAGTTTAAGAAAGACGCCAATTAAGACCGCCAAAATAACATGTCGCAAATATAAAGGATTTCTGCCAAACATAACTCCATCCATTTTATTTTTGTCTCAAACTTCCTCTGCACAAAGAACTTATGCGTTAGTATTTATACAAGGAGAAAATTTCACGCCTTATAGTACAACTGTTGCATTTGGTCCTATTTCAAACATTCCAATTGTTTATTATAACAGCAATACTATTTCTTTTGTAGTGCCAATGAAACTTTTAGCAAACGAATACGATGTGCAAGTAGTTACAAACGCCGCAAATAATTATAACATTGTATTACTTTCTTCGAATAAAATTAGATATACAATTACAAAACTATAATTTTTATTATTATTATTATTATTATATAGTAGTAGCATGGCTGCAAGTATTCTTCCTACCACCATTTATCAGAATAAATTATACTTTTTATTTGGAAAAGAAAGGGAAACAGACAATACACCTGGATGGAGTGATTTTGGAGGAGGTCGGGATAATAAGGAAACGCATTTGGAAACAGCTATTCGAGAAGGAGGTGAAGAAATGACTGGATTTTTGGGAGATTCAACACAAATAAAAAAAATGGTTACGCAACATGGAAATTACACATTGGATTGCAATTTATCTCCTACGAACACATACCGAGTTCATATTTTTCCAATGGACTACAACGAATACTTGCCACACTATTACAATAACAACCAAAGATTTTTGCAAAAAAATTTGGATATAAAAGTGATTCAAGATACAAAAATATTTGAAAAATCTGAGATAAGGTGGTTTAGTGAGGATGAATTAACAAAAAAAAGATCTCTCTTTCGAAGTTTTTACAGAACCATTGTAGACTTAATTGTGGAACAAAAAGAAGATATTCGTCGTTTTATTTCTTCTGCTAAAAGACCAATAACAAAAAGAACAATAATAAGAAGAACAAGAAGAACAAGACCAATAATAAGGAGAACAAGAACTAACCAATCAATGAAAACAAAGATTTAGTTATTTGGTCTTGATTATAATAAAAAAATATAATAATAGTAGCAATCGTAGATGGAAGTTAAATATAAAAAACAGAACGAGCCAATTACTGATGAACGGCTTACCATTGACGTAGCTGTTTTATACCAAGAAACAACTGAAATTAGACAAATGTGCAAGGACCACATTACAAATTTGGATGACATTGATATAACCGAGGACACATTTAGAAAGATGTTTTATCCTCATTCTGAAAATTTTTGTATTGACGCAAATTATATAAATTCAAACGAAGAACTAAAAAAGAAAGTGTCTTTTTTACCAGAACATCGAAGTGTAAATGGAAAAAAGTTTTATTTGCTAGAACAAATTTTAACCAATTTAGAAACCGACTTATGCGTGCCGCGCACCTGTTTTACCATTGACTCACGGGTAGAATTGGCAAACGAAATTACCGGTATAAAAACGTTGTGCGATTTAAATATAAATAGTGTATTGTCTTCTTTGACATGGTCAAACATTTTGGAAATTATTAAAAGCTACAGATTAGTAAAAAATAAAATTACAGTAGTTACGCCCATATGTGTTATTAGTGTCATTATTAAAACACCGACAAATAGTGTGGAAAATACCATTGTTCGTTTTAATTACAAAATCATAAATATGTAACAACATAAAAAATGTGTTACAAAACAACTGTAAAAATGTTATGAAGAGATGAGTAAATACTTTATAATATTTATCATAGAATAGTGTATGAACAATTTGGATCTTGACATTCACAATTATAAATATGATGAATTGCTTCAGTTATTTAAAATAAAAGATTTGGATGATAAACATTATTTTAAATATATAATTGATGATCAATTGAAAATCATCAAAGAAAATTATGACGAAAGGATATATGCATTCTTTCACAAGGCAAAACTATTGATTTTGACGATTTTCAACTTGGTAGATAATAATGTCATTAAAAGCACAAACGAAATTAATGATTATTTGCACACACTGAAAGGGCTGGATAGTTTGGAAAATTATACTGAAATGGATCTATATAATAAAATCATCAACCAAAATACCATTCATGAATTCCAAAAAGAGTTACTCAATGAAAAATACGACAATGTAGGTGGAGGAAGAGTAAATCCAAGTTTGAGTAACAAAAACAATACAAACTATGTCTTTAACACAACTGTAAATGAAGTTTCCCCTGGAAATTTGAATGCGGTAAAACGAATTATTCAATATTGCAATCTCAATTTGAACAGCTGCTTTCGACACAACTATTATCAAACAAATCCTTGTGACTTTTTATACATTATTCCTACCGAAATAAAAAATGTAGTTTCTTTGCGGTTGGTTTCTATAGAAATACCCAATGCTTGGTTTCTTTTTTCCAAAATAAAAAAGAATAACGTCTTTGAAATAGTTGTGGAAAACGATCAAAGAGAGAAACACGGCTATAAAATTGAAATACCCGAAGGAAATTACACAAGTGAAACGTTGGAAGAATATTTGAATTCCAATTATTTTTGCAATTCGGGAATGGAAAATGAATTAAAATATATAAAATTTAGTATTCAGCCTTATAACAATAAGAGCAAATTCGAGATTTTAGAGCCAGAAAATGGACAAAAACAAAAACTATCATTTTCTTTAACCTTTTCGGAATCATTAGGGCAAAATTTTATGAACACGTTTGGATGGGTGATTGGATTCAGAGTTGCTCATTATGCGAACATTACTTCTTTTATTGAATCGGAAGGACTTTTTGATGCAGGCGGCGACCGTTATATTTATGTGTGCGTCAATGATTTTCAGTATAACAGTAATGCTTCCAATATTGTTTGTTTCGACAAAAGTATTTCGAACGAAGAAGTAATTGCCAAAATACCAATGATAAATGGCAAATTGTCGCTTATTGTGAATGATAATAATCAACCTCTTTCCAAAATGAGACTCTATAATGGTCCTGTAAATTTATCGCGTTTGCAAATTAAAATTATCGACCATTTTGGGAATATACTGGATCTGAATAATATGGATTTTAGCTTGACCTTTGAACTTCAAATTCTGTATGAAAGTTTCAACTTTCAAAATGTGACTAGTTAATCCACTCCACCTTATCCACCTTATCCACCTTATCCACCTTTAAGAAAGGTGGAGCCAAACCTGAAGATTGAGTGGAGCCAAACTGAAGCTTGGTTCACCCTTTGGCTCCACCTTTCTTAAAGGTGGAACCAAAGTTTGGCTCACCCCTTTGGCTCCACCTTTTTTAAAGGTGGGTAAGCTGGATAAGGCTTCGTATTTTATGATACGTGCAATCTTCTTTTTCCAAAAGCGACTTAATTGTAGCAATTATATTTTCATTATATCTTTCCTCCAACTCTTTTTTCGGTTTTCCTAAAATACTGTCATAAATTTCATATTCAGGCAATAGTCGCACTTTGGTGGTTTTAAAGATCATCGATGTCACTTCGTTCGCGTGTAGCCGGACTGAATAAGATTGTTTTTCGTATGTTTCCAATGTCTGGTAATTTTCAATTAATTTTTTTATTACTCGTAATAATTCGGAATAAGCCAATAATTCTTCTGATTTGTGTTGTTGATAATAGAAATTTACTTTTTTCAACATGTTTTCTATGAAAAAAGAATTTTCATTTAGTCTAGACCACTGATTTGTAAATAGTGGCACTAAATAATCTTCAACAATTCTCGATTTGATTTGTTTTATTTTTGTAGAAACGGGAATAGAATGAGCAAAAGCGAAACCTTTTAACCCCATTTTGTTCGAATTTTCTTTCCCTGTTAAAGAATGGGTTGTCATCATTATATACTTGCGCATATTTTACATTGCCCATTTTTACAACAAATTTCTAAATCTAAAAAGAGGCACCAGTTTTAAACTTCTTGTTGGAACGACACGGTGTTTGATTTGCATGATGGTGATTTTTACGGCATTCGCATTTCACATTACGTTTATTTTTATTACATGTATTACACATACCTTTTTTACAAAGAATTGTATTATATTTATCGCACATTTGTTCCCCTCCTTTACATGGGTTTGTTTCATGAAAAGTGTCATTATCACTCATTGAAGACAGAGACACAGGTACAGGGAATGGTATATAAATGGGCGATGATCCCCCGATTAACGCAGCTAGAGAACCAGAGCTTTTGTCGGGATTTTGTGTATTGGGCTTGGGCTCGCAAATAGGGAAATTTTCACTTAACCAAAATGGATAATTACATGGTTCTTTTTGGTTGCACCATTTGCTAATGTCTATTTTATAAGGATACAAAAAGTTACATTTTTTGTGGGTTCCAAATTGTCCATAAGGATACAAAATTGCTTTTCTCTCTTTGCAATCATTGGTTTCTTCTTCTTGTTCAAGAACTCCATCTTTTTTTTCCTCATCAACAGAACTTATATTTGAGTTGTACATATTTTGCACAAATTCAATACCACATTTGTCATACAAAAAATTATAGTAAGAATGAGATATAGTTAAAAATTCATTGTGATTTTTAAATTTATTTAGTTCAAATAAATCATCTTTATATGGGTTTGTAGTATTATTGTATTCATTTTTTAATGTTTTTAAAATTTCATTTCCTTTTTTGTTTTTATTGTAATCATTGTAATTTAAATCAAATGCATGCGAAAATACTCGTTGTTTGCATGTCATATTATAATAATATACATTAAAAATATTATAATATATTTAAAAATTTAGAAAATTATTTCCACATTTGACTGATTGAACTTGTGTCTGAACCGAAAATTTCGCTACTATCAGTTGACTCAATGTCATTTTGTGTGAAGTATCCAGTTACAACTGTTTCAGGGATGGCGCTAGAGACACTGGAAGCACTGGAAGCACTGGAAGCACTGGAAGCACTGGAAGCACTGGAAGCACTCGAAGCACTGGAAGCACTGGAATGACTGACTACAACAGAATCATTATGGAGTACACTCATATCGCCAGAATTATGACTAGGACTAATGGAGTTATTCGAAGTAAGTCCAATAATTGTATTTTGTCCTAGGGTTTGGTCATCATTGTAGAATGTATTGGCACCATCATAACTATACACACTCTCATTTTCATCAGGTGGAACAAAAACTGAGCGGGAAGTATTGGTGTCATTGCTGTAAGGAGGGTTAGGATTGTTTCCATTGGTATAACCAGGAATATTTGTAATAAATGTAAAAACAACCAAAAGACTTGTGTCGAGAGGGCAAAAGTAATCACGATAATTAATTGTAAATTGAACCGTTGCATAGCTTTCATAGTCTGCTGGGTAAATTTCTTGTTGACTTAATAAAGTAGAAATAACTTCGTCTAAACTTAACCCAAGTTGAAATCCATTCACATAGGACAATGTTTTGCTTAAAAAGTTTTGTCTTTCCAATTGTATTCTGAAAGGAATGGGAACACAACTTTCGGGTTTATTGTTCTTTTTGGCCCATGCTTTAATGATTTGCTGACTTAGAGAAAACGTACTTTTTTGATTTTGTGTGGTTGTGTATGTTTGACCAAATAATGAAATGGGCGCAGCATTTGCATTACTTGCAGATATGCTAAACCCAGAAGTCGTTGTTGAGTAAAACAACGTGTTAAAATCATTCCATGTTAAATAAGAAGGATTAAGATAAATAGTATTGTCCACATCATTTTGACTATTGTCGTTTGTTAAATATGCTAAATCTAAAGTAGGTATATTTGTAATTTTTTTAGAACCATTGTTTTGAAATAGTCCTTGATCATTATTAAATATTCCTTGCAAGGCATTTTCACCGGCTCCTGTTTGCACGTTGGGAAAAGAAATGGCTGAATTGTTATTCATTATAATATAAATAAATATTATTTTTTCAACTATAAATGATTGAATTAATTCTTACTTAATGTATTGGTATTTTGTTAAAACACAATATTACCGGGAATGCATGGTAAGTGATAATTTTGATGTACAAAGGTGTTTCCATCCCCTCCCCCAGAAACCCGAGCTTAATTTAATTCTTAAGTTGTATCTCATTATTTTATGGTGAAAAACTAATAAATTAAATAAATCAAAACAACATTTTAAATATAATTAAGTAACATTTTTTATGAAAATATATAACATTTACAAAAAAATAATTTATGAATGTAGTGTATAAGTTGGTATGAGTGTAATCAATACGGAGTTAGTAGATGCAATTAAAAATTACAAAGTAAATGCTATAAGTATTTTAAATGATAATGATAATAAATTTGAAATAAATAAAAGAGTAAAAAAAATATTTGTAATAAATTTATTGGAAGATGTTTTGAAACGCAATTATATTTTTATGTTAATGAAGAAAATGTCAATCAACTTTACGCTTGTTATAGTGGAGAGAATTAGCAGCGATTTACATAAATCTCTTTGTTTGAATAAATCATTGATTAGTAAAAATGAATTAGGATGTTGCTTAAGCCACATGTGGTGTTTAAGACAAATATTAGTGAATAAATATGAAAATGCAATTATATTTGAAGATGATATTATTTTGCACAAGAATTTTACATCTTTATTTTTAAAAATACATGATCCAAAATTTGACTTTTTACTTTTAGGTGCTCATGACTTTAGATTTTCATCAATCAATTATAAAAATGTTAAGAATAATTTGTATCGACCCTTAACAAATGGTGGCAACAAATTATACGGTGCTCATGCGAATTACTATTCTTACAAAGGAGCAAGAAGAATGTTTGAAATAAGAGCAACTGAAATATCTTTTTTTGACAAAGAATACATGTTAATGTTTGATCATTATACCGATTCCTCCTACATATGTTGTCCAAATTTATGTGTTTCAAATGTCACAGACAGTACATTAAATCACAAACGCGAGATTTTAAGTCCAATGGAATTGGAGTATTATTCTAAATGTTTCAAACAATTTGATTTCACACATTATTATTATTTTTATGTAAATTTATTATCGAATGATGTGAATGTAACTGAAAATGATAATTATGAATCCTATATAGAAAAATGTTTGTATTATCATTTTCATGATTACAATAGCATTGTTGCTATTAAAAGAAGATTGACTATGAATTTGTTTACTTTGAAAGATGTAATGAATATTATGAACAGTCATTTTGTTGAACTACATAAAACAAAACAGCCTAATTTACAGAGTAACATAATAAAAGAAAATGCAAGTGTTCATTTTTTACAATAAAATGACTCCGAATAATCTTTCTATAAAATGAATTGGTGAATATTCATCATTTATGCTGTTGTTTTCATACAGATTATTTAAAAAATACGATCTGTAATTATTTTGTTTTACACATTCTACGACTTTGTCAAATACTTTCCTCTCAGAATAAAAGATGGTTCCAGCCACAAATTCCATTTTCAAATTTATTTTAGAAGCAAACTCTTGTTTTAACTTATTGTTAAAAATATCATCTTTCAAAAGGGTATAATGTTTGGGGTTTCCTATGCAATTACAAGAGTTTTTCTTTTCTCGAATCAACTGGTTCAAAGACATGCTTAATAAATAGTTTGTTAATTCTGTATAATTTTGAGAGATTGACTTTGTGTGAAATTTATAGATATGTTCAAAATGTTGTGTCTGTGTAATGGCATTATACATTAGTAAAGTTGGAGTTATATCTGTCCCCATTTCTTTACATTTATAAATAGCATAATAATCAAAATTATGTTTAATTATTTGTCTAATCTTTTGTGAATTCATAATTTCTTCATTATTGAAACAAAATGAAATATTAAATTTATTATTTATTTTTTTATGATTCACAATAGATTTTAAAAGATCTATCCCGATTTTTTCATTTCCTATAAAAACTAGAAATAACGTGTCATAATTGTTATTTAAACAACTATATTTTTTTGTAATTAATAACGATGATAAAAAATCAAACGATGAATTGTATAAATATTTATTCGTGAAATCTTGTATGGTAATAGGTGTCATATTCATTTCCGTTGTAATATACATGTTTTTCATAAACCGGAATAACGTAACTTCTGAAAAATAGTTTTGCAATTGTTTGGGATGATAAATAAAGCCACTCATGCCTATCTTTTTAAAGTATTCAAAAGAATTACTTACTTTATTGCATTCTAGATTATTTACCTTACAAAAAAAATAAATATCAATGTCAAACGCGTTTGCAATTTCTTTATTTCTATTAATAGACAACGGTTTTTTCAAATAGGTGAGATATTTATCTAGATCACTCCTTGGTGGGTAATAGTCAAATTGAAACAATTGTTTCAAATGGCTTATCCATAGTTTGTTTTCTGAAATCCAAAATTTATGTCCAGCAAAACTATGTCGGTTGTAAATAGATTCCGACGAAAAAGAGAACGCGGTGTTCCAGTCTGCGACCAATCCAATACTATTTTCTTGCATGCATTTTGAAAAATAAACGTCTTCAGGAGGGCATTCTAAATGAACATTTTTCATGTATCTTAACGTACTACTATTGAACTCACATTTTCGGAAATCAACCTTAGATATAATGTCCAACATAATAGATTTTGTTCGCAAACTTAATCCACCATTTCCAACAGAATTAGGCGTATCATCCTCTTTTTTTGGAAAAGGTGCTCCAATGTAATCGTATTCTATAAATTCATCGATATTGTCTTTAAAAATCATTGAATCTTCTTGATGAATAAAAATTTTATCACCTTTTAAAAGATTCCAAAAATCTTTTGACATTAATAGGCGCGAATAATCGCTTTGTGTCATATTTTCAACATTTAATTTTATAATTCGAATAAAAGGGGAAATATTTTGCACTATTTTCGCCATCATGGAGTAATTTTTATTACCACAGACAATGGTGTGCATCCATTTAGAACCTAATTTAAAAATCGCGTTTCTCAATAAAAATTCAACGTGTGGAAATTCTCTAAATTCAATAAAAACAGCTTCAAATAAACTTTCTTTTTTTATTTTAGGCAAAACAATATTTTTCATAAAAAAATTCATTTTAAAACAAAAATATCTAAAATAATGAATATTTTCTTTTAGTAATCCCTTTTTAATATTGTATTTATTGCAAAAGTCTCTTATGGTGCATTGTTCGAATAAAGAAAGTTTATTTTTCATAATATACTAATATACTAATATACTAATATATTAATATTTCAAATAAATTTATTGTAAATAACTTATGATAAAAAAGATAAATATAAAAAATAAAATCCACAAATAGTATATGTTAGTTTTACTATATGGGTCAAAAGGTTGGATTGGTGGTCAATTTGTAGAAATTTTAAAAAAAAACAATATAACTTTTACTTGCGGAAAGTCTCGTGTAGAAAATGAAAAAGATCTTCAAATAGAGTTTAACGACGTGAAACCGACCCATGTTGTTTCTTTTATTGGAAGAACACACGGAACTATTAATAATAAAGCGTATAGTACGATCGATTATTTAGAAGAAAAAGGAAAATTATATGAAAATGTGAGAGACAACTTGTTTTCACCCTTGATCTTAGCAGATTTATGTAAAAAACAAAACATTCATTACACTTATCTAGGAACTGGGTGCATTTTCAAATTCGACGAATTGCATCCATCAGATACAGAAGAGCGTGGGTTTATCGAAGACTCATTGCCTAATTTTTTTGGTTCTTCTTATTCTGTAGTGAAAGGGTTTACTGACAGATTGATGAAATTATATGAAACCAATGTCTTGAATTTGAGAATACGAATGCCTATTACAGGTGAAAAAAATGCACGCAACTTTATTACTAAAATTACAAATTACGATAAAATTTGTTCGATGCCAAATTCCATGACTGTGTTGCCCGAATTACTTCCTTTTGTGTTGGACATGATGAAAAAACAGATCACTGGAACGGTCAATTTGACTAACCCAGGACTAATCACACACAATGAAATTCTGCAAATGTACAAAGAAATTGTAGATCACTCTTTTACATGGAAAAACTTTACACAAGAAGAACAGCTTGCTATTTTAGCCGCAGATCGTTCAAACAATCATTTGGACACGCACAAGTTGGAGGGGTTGTATCCTGAAGTCAAGCACATTCGCGACTCGGTTCGAGACTGTTTAATCCAGTATAAGAAAGGATTGAACAAAGTTACAAACCTTCTTGTAACAGGAGGTTGCGGGTTTATCGGAAGCAATTTTATAAATTATTATTTTCCAAAATGCAAAGTTACAAAGCTCGTTAATTTAGATGCTTTGTACTACTGTGCAAACAAAACCAATATAGATGAAAGTATTCGAAATAATAAAAACTATGTATTTGTCGAAGGAAACTTGTGTGATAATGAATTAGTATATAAAATATTGAAAGATCATGATATTACACATGTTATTCATTTTGCTGCTCAATCTCACGTTCAAAATTCGTTTGAAGACTCACTCACTTTTACAAAAGACAATGTATTGGGGACCCACGTTCTATTAGAAAGTTGTCGTCTTTACGGCAAAATTGCAAAATTCATCCATGTTTCTACAGATGAAGTTTATGGAGAATCTATGAACAAAGTGGATGAAGAATGTAAAACGGAACACTCTATTTTATGTCCCACAAATCCGTATGCAGCTACAAAAGCAGGAGCAGAACTTATTGCACAAAGCTACACACATTCTTACAAAATGCCAATTATTATCACTCGTGGAAACAATGTGTATGGTCCTCATCAATATCCTGAAAAACTGATTCCTCGATTTGTTCAATTATTGAAGGACGGGAAAAAAGTTACTATACAAGGCAAAGGAACCAGTGTGCGTGGATTTTTGCACTCCTATGATACGGCGACCGCATTTGAATGTATTTTAGAAAAGGGAGAAATTGGTGAAATTTACAACATCGGATGTGATGAAGGAATGGAATATTCTGTATTGGAAGTTGCAAAAATATTAATAAAAATGGTAAAAGAAACTGACAACTGGGAAGATTGGGTAGAATACATTGAAGATCGTCCTTTTAATGATCAACGATATTATATAAGCAATAACAAGTTGAAAGAACTCGGATGGAATATAAAAATGGAACTCATTGATGGAATCAAATCAACCTTTAAGAAAGGTTGAACCAAATCCACCTTTAAAAAAGGTGGAGCCAAATCAACCTTTGAGAAAAGTTGAGCCAAATCAACCTTTAAAAAAGGTGGAGCCAAATCCACTTTTAAGAAAGGTGGAGCCAAATCAACCTTTGAGAAAAGTTGAGCCAAATCCACCTTTAAAAAAGGTGGAGCCAAATCAACCTTTGAGAAAAGTTGAGCCAAATCCACCTTTGAGAAAGGTTGAGCCAAACTTTGGGTTTACCTTTTTTGAAGGTAAAGTGGAACGAAACATTGTAATTGGGTTTACCTTTAAATAAAATCATATTGATATACTAATATACCAATATAATAATGCAAACTATTTTAGTAACCGGAGGTAGTGGTTTAGTAGGAAACGCAATTAACACAATTTCCAATGATTACAAATATAATTTTGTTTTTGTTTCTTCAAAGGATTACAACTTGTTGCATTTAGAAGAAACCCAACAAATGTTTCAAACGTTCAAACCGGATTATGTGATACATTTAGCCGGTTGTGTGGGAGGTTTGTATAAAAATATGAATAACAAGGTCGACATGTTGGAGAAAAATTTAATGATAAATTACAATGTCATTAAGAGCGCACATGATTTTCATGTAAAAAAGTTGATTGCGTGTCTCTCTACGTGTATTTTTCCGGATGAAACCAACTATCCAATTGATGAAGATATGTTGCACAATGGACCGCCTCATAATTCAAATTATACATATGCCTATGCAAAAAGAATGTTGGAGATTCATTGTCGTGCGTACAAAGAAGAATTCGAAAATGATTTTGTTTGCATAACGCCTACCAATATATATGGACCATATGATAATTTTGATTTGGAAAATGGTCACGTTTTGCCATCTTTAATTCATAAATGCTATTTGGCAAAAAAAGAAGATGTACCATTTATAATAAGAGGATCCGGAAAGCCGCTTAGACAGTTTATTTATTCAGAAGATCTCGCTAAGCTGATCCTACTTATTTTAGAAACAAAAGAATCTATTGATAATATTATTTTATCTGTGTCGGAAAATGATGAAGTAAGTATTGAAGAAGTGGCTAGACTGATTGCTAAAAAATATGACTACGAACATAGAATTGCGTTTGATACTTCTTACAGTGACGGACAATACAAGAAAACTGTTACAAATAAAAAACTAACACAACTAATAGGAGATTTTACATTTACAAGTATGAAAAATGGAATAAATAAGACGGTTGATTGGTTTGTTTCTAAACAAGAACAAAAACAATAAAATACAAATACAAGTACAAATATAAAAAGAAAAAGTTGGATTTTCTTTTTATATTGGATTAGTTAGTAGCTTTTCTCATAATGAAAAATATCTAAACATGCGCAATATCCCATTCCACCATTCTTTGAACTAATTCTTTAAAAGAAATTTTGGGTTGCCATCCAATAGCTTCTCTCGACTCAGTGGAATCGCCATACAGCAACTCCACTTCAGCTGGTCTGTGCAATTCCGGATCGATTATCATGATGACTTGTCCATTACTCCATAATTTAGTGTTCAAAGGTTCTTCTTCATCAATCTCCCATTTTACATCTAGTCCCGCATAGTGACTTGCTAAATCCAAGAATTCTTTCACTGTGTGCGTTTCATTAGAGCTCAACACGTATTCGCGGGGTTTATCCTGGTTCAACATAATCCAAATTGCTTCCACGAAATCCTCCGAGTCACTCCAATCACGCGACGCAAAAATATTTCCCAAACGAAGAGGTTCTACTTTTTTGCCTTGTTGCAAATCTTTTTTGATTTTTGCAATGTGCGATGTTATTTTTCTTGTAACAAATTCCTTTCCACGTCTTATTCCCTCGTGATTAAATAAAATGCAATGTATGGCAAACAAATCGTAACTTTCACGATACACTTTTACTAAATGTCTCGCAGCGCATTTACTCGCTCCATAAGGACTTCTCGGTTTTACAGGATGTTTTAAATCTTGAGGTGAGTAATCTACATCACCAAATTCTTCACTCGAGCCCGCTGAGTAAAATCTACAGCTTGGTTTTATTTCACGTATGGACTCTAAAAAATAAATTACTGGCAGTGTGTTGGTGTTAAACGTATTAATAGGCGAATTCCACGATTCTCCGACAAAACTTTGAGCCGCCAAATTGATCACGTAATCCGGTTCTACCTTTTTAACTGCGTTATAAATCGATTGTTGGTCAAGCAAATCGACATTCACCAATTGAAAACGAGGATCTTGAATATCTTCTATGTTTGTATAGTTTGACACAGATAATCTTCTAACGGTGCCATAAATTAAATGATTTGTATTTTTCAATAAATATCGCACCATGTTCGACCCATCTTGTCCGGTTACACCGGTAATAAAAACTTTTTTCGCCGTAGGATTACTCATTTATAATATATATTTATATTTTTTTTAATATCAAATGTATATTTTGAATGATTATTTTTTATTTTACTAAAGTTATTTTACGCAACTCTTCCAAAATCGTCTTCATATCGCACAATGTCATCTTCTCCTAAATAATCGCCAATTTGTGTTTCTGTAAATTCCAACAAATCTTTTCCTACATTTTCTATCCGATGCAATGCCTTTGTTGGGATGTATACACTTTGGTCTTTTTTCAAAAAGATGGACTCTTCGTTCAACTGCACCTTTGCACTCCCTTTGACGATTGTCCAGTGTTCGCTTCTACAGTTATGCGACTGTAGAGAGAGGCGTTTTCCCGGATAAACGGCAATTCGTTTTATTTTGAATCCGTTGTAATCATTTCCTTCTACATTTTTATACCATCCCCAAGGGCGAAATACTTTTTTATGGAGAAAAGCCTCTTCTCTTTTAGATTGTTTTAAATTTTCTACTATTTTTTTCACATCTTGACTGTCATGAACATTACAAATCAAAAGCGCATCTTCGGTATTGACTACAATCAAATCTTTTACACCAATTACAGCGGTTAAACAATGTTCGCTGTCTATATAGCTATTCACTGTATTCAAAGAAATAACGTCACCTTTTATTACATTTCCGTCTTCGTTTTTGGCTATTTCATTATACAACGCACTATATGAGCCTATATCGTTCCATTTTGAATTGTACAAAAAAGTATGTTTTTGCAAAGAGTTTTCACGATCCTTGCACAAAGGTTCCATAATCGCATAATCGACAGAAATAGAACGACAATTTATAAAAGGATTCTCGTTCAGTGTAAATGTTTTTGAATGAAAATGTGTATTTTGAATCGTTTCTAAAATATTTTCATAAATATCTTTGGCGTATTTTTCAAAGCACGTAATCATGTTACTATTTTTAAACGCAAACAATCCGGCGTTCCATAAATAGTTTCCTTCTTCCACATATTTTTTGGCGGTTTCGTAATCTGGTTTTTCGACAAATTGCACAGTTTCCTCGCTTTTATTAATGCGAATGTAACCGTAACCAGTCTCAATGTGAGTCGGTTGTATTCCAAATGTCACAATCGACTTATCCAAATAAGGTTGCGAATGCAAAAAACAATCGGCAAATGCTTCGTTATCAAACACATGATCACATGGAAGAACCAGTGTGTAATCATCGCCTAGACCCAATAAGGCGGCAAGACAAATGGCAGGAGCTGAATCGCGACCTTTTGGTTCGCTTATAATCTGGTAGTCAAAAGGAAGGGACATTTCACCAATTTGTTTCTCAATAATGTGTGAATGGTCTTTGTTGCAAATCACAATTAATTTATTTTCATACGTTGCATTTTCCAGTTTTTTTGCTAAATGATTTATTCTTTGAACCGTATTTTGAAACATAGTGTTTTCGTTTGTCAAACTCAGTAATTGTTTTGGGAGTTTTTCTCTCGATTTTGGCCATAAACGAGAACCAGATCCGCCGCACAAAATAACAAAATTCACCATACCAATCTTTTCTACATTGTGTAAATAAAAAAATAATTATTTTTGTCACCAAGGTTGTCTTACATTTTGCAAGTACTGGGTTGGAAATGATTCAAACGAAACGTTATGCTTGTGCAATACAATACTCAACAAAGATTGGTCATGACGATGATCAATATATTCTGGTTGATTAGCTACTACACTTGGGCTGTCGCTTATGTTTTCAAACACACTGCATAATTGCAGCCATTCTTTTATTACATTCATCGTAAATTCGGATTTTCGCATGACAATCGCACCACCCCAGCAGCATTCTGCGTGTTGATTAAAAACAATGTCGTTCGCATCGCATTTTTGAATAACGTCCATTTTGCAATAGTTTTTTAAATAGGTAATTTCTTCATTGGGTTTGTTCTTCCATACTAGTATATCTTTACCCTTTTCATTCATCGGAGTTTCATATAAAGAATGGAATGATTCTACAAAATAGTATTTGGAATCGATATAAAAAAGAAGATCCCGTTCTTTCAATCGATTCAACATAGTTAAAATTATGTATGGTTTCCATAACCAAAATCCCCCTCCCTTTTTTTCTTTCAAAATAGAATTATAATGCGTTTTAAAAAAGGGATCTATTTCTTTTTTGCAATATATTGTAGATTCAAAATTGCTGTGCGTTTTTACGGAATTTACTAATTTATCAAAATATTCGTCATAATCACCTGATTCATCATTATACGTCAGCATCATTCTTCTCTCTTTTGTTTCTTCCAAATCTTTGTGACTGCATTTTTGAAAATGTGTTACGCTGTGCGGCGCAAACAAATAACAATTGTATTTTTGCATTTTAATATAAACGCTGAACAACCTTTCATGGTAATAAGAAAATTTGGGATAATCATACAATTTGAAATAAAAGCAATCTGGATAGTACCAATTTACAAAATTCTCTAGCACTTCTCTCTTGATGCAATGATTGGTTGAGCCATACCACAATGAATTTGTATCGTAATGATCTATATGTTTAATACGAAGAAAGTCTTCAAATACATTTACATTCATGTCGCATGTGAAATAATGCGTGTCTCCTTGAAAAGAAATAATATCGTGTTTTTTATAAATTACGTTTAAATTATGCAAAAATTCTAGCTTAAATGTCACGTCATATTCAAATAAGCAAATGTGGCTGTAATTTGTGAATAAATTATTTTTGATAATTAAATACCATGCTGTAAATGTAAGTAGTTTCGCTTCCTGTTCAATATTATCTTCATAGTGTTCTGCAATTATAATTTTTTCATTTTTGATAATTGTGTCTATTGGTTGCGATCCTACAAAGACAATGTAACAATTTTTATAAGACAAATATTTGTACACTTTTGTAAAGCTGTTTACATCGTGGCAAATAAACACAAGAGCGTAATCAAACTCATTTGTAAATACTGTATCTATTCTTTCTCTCCACTGAGAATCTGAACCCCAAAAATGATTTCCTGCGAAACTATTTTTGTTCAAAGTAGTCGAACTTACAAAATCGAGCATTGTATATTTATTAGCAGTAAAAGTCGTAAGTTTCTCTTTTATATTATTACTATTATTACTATTACTATTATTACTATTATTATTTATAATTTGTTGTATCATGGCGCTTTTTTTTTGCAAAGAAAACGGAAACATTTCGTTTTCCCCAATATGATCCCATTTCAAAAAATCACTTATGTTATTTTTAAAAATAAGAGAACCTGCATTATATAATAAAATGTTCTCTCCTTTTAATAAATCCCAAAATTCTAGACTATGGATCCATGTCTTTAACTCTTCACATGTGAAATCATTGTCAAAATTGGTATTGATTATTTGTATAAATGGTGATATTTTTGTGCATATATTACTGATATATGCAAAGTTTAAATTGCAGCATAACACAGTATGTGACCATTTATCACCTAACTTAATTATCGTGTTTCTTATTAAAAATTCCAAATGAGGTTGGCATTTGAAATCAATAAGTACTGCTTCGCAAATACTATTTTTATCAAATTCTGGCAAAATAAATTTACGAATTGTGTCTAACTTTTTGATACAAATATTTTTAAATTCGTCAAATTCATTTTCCGTGTTTTTTTTCGTAATATTGTCTTCTAAAAATTCAACGTTGTATTTTAAATATATTTTACTGAGACTAGGTGTAAAAGAATGCGTATTTTTTTCTCCAAATGACCTACCTTCTTTTTTACCATAGTTTTTATAATGCTGAATCAACTCATAATTGGAAAAATGTATCAAGTCTTTGTTACAGTCTCTATACCCTTCGACCGTAAAATATGGATTTTTAACATTTTTCAACAATTGTTTGCGAGACGCAATTCTTCCTTCTTTTTTACCGTAATAAATATAATGCTGGTATAATTCTAAACAAGAGAAATGATTCAGGTCATCATTGCAAAAACGATAAAAGTTTATATCAAAATCTACACCATCTATAATGCGACTTAGCTCTTGATTACTTGCGATTCGTCCCTCGTTTCTTCCGTATTGTTCATAATGACTTGATAAATACGAATTTGGTAAATGATGTAAATCAGGATTGCATTGTAAATAAAAATCCTCATCAAAATAAAAATGTGAAATATTATTTAGAATAAAAGATTTGTAATGTAACACTGTATTTTCAGCATTTGGCGAAAAGATCTCTATGTCCTTTACAAAAGAATGAACGTATTCAGTTATGTACCAGTTTTGTATACTGTTCAACTGGTGTTTTACTAAATGTGATGTATTCTTGGCATGCACAATTTCTTCATTTGTTATGCCATAAGCTATTCCGTACAAATCAGTTTTATTATTTGTTGACATGTATTTCCATAATCCAGTCATTTTATAGTAGTCTTCCTTGCTTACGTTTTCAATAGGAGAAATAACAGAAATGCATCCGCACAGAGAGGCCACAATATTCAAAAAAACCGATGGACTGCAAGAAACAAATGTCTTGTAAGTACTTAATACAGTATTCCATTGCGACTGATTTAGTAATTGTGTTATTTCTCTAGAACCTTCGTAATAACTAGGTATTGTGTGCAAACAATCAGTGTTATTGTAACAAATGCTATTTTTTTTAATTGTATTGTTTGCTACTATTGGATTGTTTTCTACTATTTGGTTTACATAAAACAAAGACAAGTATTTAATATATTTCGTATTCTCATGTGAAATATTCTTTCTTGGATTTAAAAAATAAATCATTTCTTTTTCATCCCAACTGCTATAGTAATCTAGTGGTATGTCTTCTTCGGATTTACCTAGTACCCATCGAACAACTTGTTCAGCACACAATGGATTGCCTATTACTCCTTCTGTGTAAATAACAACTGTATTTTTCAAATCTGAATTCTTTATTTTTTCAATTTTAATAAATGTATTATAAATAACATTTCCTGAATTATTGTCGTAGATATTGCAAATATAAACGTAATTTCCTATGTCGGATAATATTTTAGCCAAATAGTACTGAACGCACACTTCATCATTGCTAGGGTCAAAAGCTGTGTTAGGATAAATGATTATATTTTTCTTTTGATACATATATGTTTTCTTTTATTTATTATTTATTTTTTAAACCAATATAGTTTTTTTTATTTTTTATTTATATTTTTTTTATATATGACGCAACAAATTGTGTTACTATTGACAACGACCGTAAATGTTCAACGTCACAAGTGCCTGTTATATCAATCAGATAAAGAAGATAGAATAAAAACGTATCTAAAGTCCATTATACAATGGTTAGAAAAAACAAATTTCAACATTGTTGTAGTGGAAAATTCTGGTCACAAATTTGAAGAATTGAGTCATTTGATTTCAAAATACCCAAATCGACTAGAGTTTATTGGTTTTTGTGAAAATGAGCTCGAGGAGGCAAAATTTTTGACTAATAATAATAGTAAAGGTGCAAGCGAGATATTTTCGATTAATTATGCTTTCAATAGATCTTCGTTAATGAAAAATGCAAGCTTTATTATCAAAGTTACAGGTCGTTTTTTTATTCCCGAGTTTCAAGATTATTTAGCTAATTTTAATTTCTCTAATTACGATGTTTTGACACAGTACGATGTGGAGCGATGTGAGATAGTTGGATGTCACAAAAACCATTTTCACCATATTTTTAACAATGATCTTTTAGATGAAAGTGGAAATTATATGGGACATGTCGAATACGTATATCGATACAAATGCTCACTCTATAAGAATGTAATTCGATGCAAACCGTTTCCAATAGAACCTACGTGTAGAGGCGGGGTAAATCAAATGGTTCATTATGTTTAACGGTTCGACAGTAATTATTTATTCGTATTATTTTATCTATTACAACAATTATATTCTCGTTTTTTACAATATTAAAAATTATGCATATTATTTATTAAAAATGTTTAGTTACAGATTTCATAATCCAAATTATATGACAGTTGATAAACAAAACTACTATCATGTTGTACCATTCGGACACAGATGTACTTCAGCATTAGCTTGCAAATATGCCAATTTGCGGCATTTTTCGTTGCCTTTTGATTGGACTTCTCCTCTTTTTCCAGATAAAATAAAAAGTGTGTTAGAAAATAATTTCGATGGATTTATACCGGATGTTGCGAACAATCAGTTTGTAAATCGATACAATTTTGGACTAGCACATTTTAACAAAAACGCGCAAAAGGGAATAGAAGAATACAATAGACGCATAGATAGATTTAGATGGGTTATAAATGAACCTAGCAAAAAGTATTTTGTATATATAAACGAAGATTATGTTTATGATCCTTATTATCGCACAGATATTTTAAATGATTACAATTTTGCACAAATGTTGGAACTAGAACATGTGATTCGAAAAATGTATCCTCAAATGGATTACACAATTTTGTATTTCAATTTTAAGCAACACGAAATACCAAGTCATTCGCGCATTTTAAATATTGTATTGAATACCGATACTTTATATGAAAATGAAGATTCCAGCGCCACGAGCACTCAAAATTTTCGAGACTTATGTGGGAAAATTTTATCAACGTTGTTTGAAACAAATATGGAGTCCAACACTTGGGTCTATGGAGAAGATCTTTATAATAATTAAGATATTTTGCATTTCAAGTTGAAATATAAAATATAAAATATAAAATATATAAAATATAAAATAAAATGGATTTTGTTTCAATTGTATTTGATGACGAAATAGAAATTCAATTATTCAAATTGCAAGCATTTTCTTTTCAAGTGGTAGAAGCAAATTTAGTTCATCGTATTTTAGTAGTATTCAACGGTTCAAATGAACAAAATGATGCCTTTGCAGAAAAATTTCAACACTGGATTCCATATTATCCTCCCTATTTGAGGGACAAAGTGAAACTTGTATTCATGAAGGACATTGATTTATATTTTACAAAATCAGATTGGTATTCGCAGCAAGTTGTAAAAATACAAATATCCAAAATGATTGAAACAGAATATTATGTCGTGTTAGATACTAAAAATCATTTTATCAAACACATAAACAGGGATTTATTTTTTGCAAACAATGGAAAGCCACATTTGTATCTCAACGATGCGGGGGAAGTTTTCGGTAATTACTATAATAATTGTCTTACTTATTTCAAGACGAGTTGTCCAAATGCTGGATTAGGATTAGGTAGATTACGTATTCAGACGATTACCCCATTTTTGTTTATTACGAAAGAGTGTAAAAATTTAATGCATTACGTAGAAAAAAAAGAGAAAAAATCGTTTCACCATTTTTTTACAGAAAGCAAAATGTATACTGAATTTTATTTTTATTATTGTTACTTAGTGCATACAAGTAAAGATAAGTTATATGAGATTAATTTTAATTACATTCCGTTTGTTACGATAGGTAACCAGGATCCAAAAATTCACACATATAATTCTTGGAAATCGATTAATCATGTATTAAATAGCCAAAACATATATGTATTTTCTCTTCACAGATATTCTTTGTGCATCTTAGACGAAGAATACAAAAAAAATTTGATAAATTTTTATATAAAAACTTATAAATATCAAGATATTTTGCAAAGAATCCTCTACTTTTTATACTAAGACCCAAGTTTTTATATTATTCAAATAAATACAATAGAGAAACCTATATTTTATTTATTCGGTCAAATATTCATGTAATAAATTTAAATTGTAAAACCCATATTTTTTGGAAGGTTCAAAGGCCATATTTTCACCCCATTCATTAAAAGCATTTACCAGGAGTATATTATCTATTTCACTTTCCTTTTCATATTGATATGTTTTCAAAAGTTTATCACAGAACAATATTTTATCAACTTCTGTGTTATTTATACAAACAGTCGCAAATTCTAATTTGTTTGGCATAAACAAACGCGGACGATTGTTAAAGTCAAAAACAACTGTTTGTATTGTTTTTTCATTTAAATTTTTTTCATTAAATACATAATTGTGATAATCTATTTTAACTTGATTTTCAGTACTGTCAAAAAATCGCGTTTCAGGGTTTGTTTTGTAGTTAAAATTGACATAAAATTGTTTGTATTTTTGATTTTTCGTTACGAAAGAATTTAACACAAGATGAACTCCATCAAACCCATTGGCAAGACACACTGCATTTAATATAGTATAAAATTCATCTATATTTTCAATTAGAAAATTATGATAAACGAAAAATACGGGTTTGTTTTCTATTTTCAAATAGTTTGGATGTTTGAAATATTTTATCAAATTTTCTGCATTTTGTATAAAGTGTGTTTTATCGTATATATTTTCAATTTTGTATTTTGAATTTTCGCCAAAGGCAGCGTTATTTGTCCAATTTTCGTTTGCCCAAATAAAAAAAATCTTTTTATCTTTTAACTCTATTCCCGCGTCAAAAAAACGATTTATTACATTTTCCATTATCATTGGTTCTTCCGTAATATTGTTTTTACTGAACCAATAATAATACATTGCAAACCCTTTGAAGCCATATGCATCCACCAAGTTGATTTGTCTCTGCACAATGTTGTTATTTGTTAAATCGTATTCTTTCAGGCTCTGAATGTTTAAATAAGTTGTGTCCAATTCATTTATTTTTACAATATTCTCATTATTATACTTTTCTAAATTTTTAATATCATTGTATCCTTCATAAAAAAACAAATTATTTTCATGTATATCGTGAAATTGTGGAAAATATATAAAATAAGGTTGAATATTGTATTTGAATTTTTTTTGGCGTATATTTATTTTTTCTGTTTTTGTTACAAACACATCGTTCCAAAATTTACTATAAAATAAGATAGGACAAATTTTGTAAAAATAATTTTGTTTGTAGTTTTTTGTTAGTGTGTTCAATTCTTTAATGGTGGTAAAGCTATACGATTTTAAATATTTAGATAATCTATTTTTTACTACAGAATAAAATTTTTTTTCCAAATAAAAAATTGGCAAGTCCATTGTCATTCCCAACGTTAAAGTGTAAGAATATGTTTCCGGCCATAAACTCAACTCTAATAATGCAGCCACTTTTTTATCGTAAATAATACTATTTAAATCTTCGATTGAATCGTATGGATAATAGTTCTGAAAATTTTTTATGTTCGCCATCCCTATCACGATTACTTCTACATTTTTACTATTTTTATAATATTGAATTATTTTTTCCAATATTTTTTTTCCTTTGATGTCAATCATATTTCCAATTATTCCTAATATTATTTTACGATTAGTTGATGATTCGTTCGCGTAATTATAATAAGTTGGTGTTTTATCACTTAACAAATAATCAGGGAGTGGAACAACACTTATTTTATTTTTGTAATATTTTCCAAAAACGCGCAAATTTTCAACATTTTGTGTTATAATATGATCATAATTATTTATATTGATAATGCTAGGGGAATTTTCACACACATTGTCTATCTCGTGGTAAAGTGGTTGCATTTTTTTAGTTAGATTGTAGTAATCATGCGTAATGCCAATGGTTTCTTTTTTCAAAGAAAATATTTTTTCTAAAAAAAGCATTTCGTGTCCCCACATGTGATTCACGAACACCTTGCAAATTCGACTTTTGATATTTTCTAAAAAATGAATACTTTCGTCAAGATCATATTCTTTGATTATGCTGTATTCTTCATTTACATTTACGTGCAGCTTTCCATCTATATTTCTAAGTATCACAAATGTTTGTAGATTTTTATATTTGGAAATAATTGTGTTCAGAAAAAAAGTAGTACCTCCACCTCCATTGAAAAAATCGATTACTAAAATAAACTCATTTAATTTGTATAGAATGTCTTCGCTTACCGAATATTTCAAAAAGTTGGATTTTATATCTTCTTTTATTGTTATTGTGCGTAAAATATTATTTTCGTGTAGTTCATCATGAAATAATTCGGTCTGATGATCATTATAATTATTATCATATTTCTCATTTACATAATGAGCTGGATAATTGTTCAAATTTTCTGCAGAGCTGATTATTTTGCTATAACTTCTATTTTCAAAAAATCCGTTTTTTAAATAATGTTCCGTTGCCGCTGTTTTGGTTTGAATTTCCTGGTTTAAATCCGGATTGCACACAATGTATTCTTCCCAAGAAAAATCGTCCGGAAGTGAAATTGAATACTTTCTATTTTCAAAATAACCATTTAACATGTAATGCTTGATAGATTCTTTTTTTGTTGTAACGGTTTTTTGTAAATCATTGTTTAAATAAATATATCCTCTCCAATTAAAGTCATCCGGAATATCAATATAATAACTTCTTTTTTCTTTCATCCCATGCTTCAAGAAATGTTTTATAACTTCATCTTTTGTACTATCTTGTTTTAAATCCGGGTTTAATTTTAAATATACTCTCCAATAAAAATTTTTAGGGAGGGATTTTTCTGATTTCAGTGTCTTTGACATTATTCAATAAATAAGATTAATATTGTAAAAGAAAATATAGATATTATTTTTACACAATAAATATCAAATTAAAATATTTGTGTATAAAATATCTACACTGCAGCATTTTATATTAAAATTATTTTTTATAACGCGAAGCCAAAATTCTCTAAAAATAATATTTCTATTATGTAAAGGTGCAAAATTACCGACAAATTCTTTTATATCTGTTCGCCAGACAATTCCTGTTTCTGGCAATAAAGTTGTGCTATAGTTTCCATAAAAAACCATAAATTCTTTATCAAATATAAAATTTTCGTTATAACCTTTATTGTTTGTAATTTTATAGCTGGAAAAGATTGCATCAGAAGTTGGGGTTGAATCTAAATAATTCATACAATAATCTGAATAGTGTGCGTCTATTTCATCGTGGGGATCTATAGTGACTATATATTTGGTTTCACAAATTTCTAAACAATAATCTAAAAATTCATTGTATTTATTAGAAATTTTTTTAATAGAAAAATTAATATTAAACACTGCATCTGAGTATTGTGTTAATCTTTCCAACACACTTTCATAAATGGGATCACTATTTAAAGTTTCACAAATGACAATATGCAACAATAATCTCGAATTGCTCACTTGCGTAATAAAAGTGTTATACAAATGAACAATTGTATTGTCTATGTCAACCAAAGTATCAATAAGACAAAACCATGTAAGTTGTGTGGTTACGACTTCCAATTTTTTAAAATCATAGTTTAATTTTTTGTGAAATGTTTCTAAAAGTATTGAGGTTTTATTCAGCTTAGAGAGATATTCATGCGCCTCGTTCATTTTAAATAACAAAAAACTTGGATTGTTTAAAAGTAGCAATTCTTCATCATTTTGAAAGTATAACGGATAATCTTCTCCTAAATATTCTACTACACTTTGTAATTTATTTATTATAAGCGGAGTGTTGAATTTCATGCATTCAAGAACAGTATTCGTAGCACAGGAATCTTCTAAGTGAATAAATATGCATGAGTTTGTAAATATTTTTTCGTAATCATTATTGTTCATTTCTTTAATAATATTGATGTCATTTAGTTTATAAAAACCCGACAATTTAATCCATTCTTGTTCAAAGTCATTTTTTATTAAAATATTTTTGTAATAATCTTTTGGTTGTTTAAATTGAATAAAAGTGTCAAAGTTTCGAAGCCACCATCCAATATGAAAAATTTGTTTGTTTTTGCAAAATAATGACAAATTAAAGCATTTCTCATTTCTATTTATATCAATAGGGTGATGTATCGACATTAATTTTGTGCGAAGTTGAGGGCACTTTTTATAAAGATATTCTTTATGTTGATTTGTCAATGTATATAAATACATTAGTTGGTTTTCTAAATCATGTTTGTGTATTGTTTTTACCAGAGCTCGATTTGAATGTTCATCATCGTAAATAATTTTATTTTTTATTGATTTTTTGTAATCTTCTTCATACCATTTTTTAAATGGAGGATTGTGGATAAATGTAACGAGTTTATATTCATTTTGATATATTTCATTTAAATAGAATTTCTTTTCCATTTTGTCACCCCAAATTAAAAGTTTTTCAATCCATTCATCAAAAAAAATTGGTTCTCTAAACTTATCGTCTTTGTCTATTTGTGTTATAAAAGAATTGATTGCTTCCTTCCATCCAAAATAATGAGTTCCGTAATTGTCGTAAATATTTTTATGTATGAAATTGTTGTTTTTTACTAAACGCTCACTAAATGTTGTATTTTCTAATATGGGTGCGTCTGATATTGCATTTTTAACATTTATTTTACTTTCTTCTTTGTGAACCTTCTTTTTATAATATTCATTTTCTTCATATAGAAAAAAAAATCTTTTTTCACGTAATCCATAATTCAACCAATGCGACCATGCTTCATGTAAATTTTTTACATCTAAATCACTATAGTGTTTCATATATTGTTTCCAATTAAACATGACTTTACAAGCGGCGCTCGTTACGTGTTTCATTTGTTCTTCATCGGAGTAATCTATCGGTAATATTTTCCATTTCCCTTTACTTTTATTATTACTCATTTATACCAATAAATGATAATAATAACACATTATTAACTAAATTCATATTTTAATCCAGTTTGAAAATGTAAAAATATTTCCATACCATTTATCTTCTAAATCTGGGTAATATATATATTCTGCATAAAATGCTAAAAATCCAATTAACCATGAGTATGTTCCTCCCGATAAAATAATAATGTTGCATGTGCTTGCAAACATTATTGTTTTAATTTCATCATAATTAATAATATTTAATTTATATTTCTCTACTAATTCTTGAAAAAAAGGATCCCCTGGACTATCGCTTGAAATAAATCCGTTGTTGTATTCAAGCTCATATAATAAATCATCGTAGTATTTCCTTTTTGATTTGGTTCTTTGTGAAACGTCTCCTAATCGCAAATGTATAAACAAGTCTTTATTTTTTTGATATCTGTTTTTATACACATTATTTTCTATTATTTTACTTTTTATTTTTTCGTTATCGAAATACGCTTTTAATATACAACAAAAATCTTTCGTTTGAAACCAAACATCTTTCAAAATCAAGTTTGCCGGTTCAAATGTTTTATCATGAAAAACAGTTAAAAAATTATCATCTGTGATTAGACAATTTTTTTTATAAATAGTGGATCCTTTGTGAAAATAAATACCTAATTTATTAAATGTCTTTTCATGTTTGTATTTGCATCGCAAATTATATTTCATAGACATAAAATGTAGATACAAATTTATAAAAAAGATGTTTCCGAGTCTACCTTGATGCAAATTGGAGTTGTTTATAAAGGAATAACTTCTCTCTTCTTTTATTCCATAATGAATCCAATGTTGCCAAGCTTGATCCTTCGTATTAAATTCAGAAATTGATAAATCAGTGTTTAATTTTAAATAAGAAATCCATGGAAATTTATCAAACGATACGCTATGTTTCAAATGGTTTAGACAACAAGCTTCTGTAATTTCAGATGGACTATTGAAATAAAGAATGGTTTTTTTGTGCAGATATATTTCTTTTATATTTGCGTTTTTAGTATAATTACCGTTTTCATCTAAATGTAAAAAATACGTAAAAATGCCAAATTCGTTGTAATTAGTTGTCATATATATCTATCTAAAAATATGATTTTATATAGGTAAAAACTAATTTTTTTTATACATATATTTTTCCAAATCACTCACGCTTATTTGCCGAATATCATCTTTTATTGTAAAATTCGTAAAACTAAAAAAACATCTATCGTCAAAAGTATACACTTGTTTTACATTCCTTAAAGTAAATTCATTTAATAATCCTGGCACCACCCCCGAATTTACCGCTATAATTACTTTTACTCTTGTAGACAAAGCAGCGATGTCTTTTACTGTAAGATTATCATCCATTGTACATAAAACTCCGTCAACTTTTGTTGTGGTCACAAGTCTAAAATGGTTCTGATAGACACGTATCATACCATCCCAAATATCTTTGTTGTATGCATATTGTCCTGAAAAAGGCTGAGAATTAATAACTAACAAGTCAATTTGTTTGTATTTTTGGTCTAACCTATCAAATCGTCCAATTAAATCATTGTCCGCGTAGGATAATACATTTAAACGAACAGGAATTTTTACTTTTTTTAAGAACTTATTAAAAAACAATTTATAATAAAGGTTGTAATTTATTCTTTGACAATTGTTTTGTTTTGCCTTTTGGTAAAAATTGTCAAATGTAAATCCAATAATACCTGCATTTTGCCACAATTCAATTGCATAATCCGGGACCCCTTCCTCATAATTTTTTATACGAATATTTCGACTGCAATTAAACTCAGCCACTTGATTTATGTAACATGGTCTGCAATAATAGTCAATAAATATATCATGACTTTCTATGTAGCTTTTCAAATTATAAAATAGAATAAAATTAAAAATATTGTCACCTAAGTGATAGGAATTGTAAAGCGGGTAAATCAACATATATATTTATAATTATATAAATACATATTATAAAAAATCAATTTCCTTTCCACATTCTAAAACTGTCTTGATCATAATGTTTGGTGGAAACCTCAAAGACATCCGAATCTTCTAAAGCAATTAACTGATGCGGTTCTCCTCTTTCATTTGTAATAATATCTCCTACGTTTAAATATTCAGTATGAAATGTACCATTTTCAGTTTCTACCCACACTAAAATTAGTTTTCCTTTTGCGACATACCATGTTTCTTTTTTCTGAATGTGATAATGCATTGAAAACTTTTTGCCCGCATCAAAGCTTAATATTTTCCCACAGTATTCATCATTGTTTACAAAAATGATTTCCTTCCCCCATCCTTTAGGAACAAATTCAGCAGTTAATTTTTTTGTTTTTGTCTCGGGTTTGCTGGAATTTGGAACCGGCCAAAAGGAGTCTACATTGAATGATTTGTCATCAATGTATATGTCATACGCTGGTTTTCCGAGTAACAAATTGTCGTATTGCACATTCCAATCCGCTAATTGTTTCTTAGTAAGTTCTTCATAATTGATGCCACTTTTTGATCCGCGCGCGGTCCAGATAGTTACATTGTGTCCCGCATCTTTTAGTGATTTGACATAATCGATGCGATCTTGAATAGGTGTGGAGTTTTCGTAATCTCGATCTTCTGTGATACACAATGTATTATCTAAATCAATGTAATAATGAAGAGACATTTATATATATATATTTCTTAATAAAAAAATTTGAAACAACATGGATATATGGAAATATTTAATCCATTATTTATTTTAAGTATTTTACTAAAGATGATAATTTAATTATCTACCATTTTCACCATATTCATCAAAGCTTCAAAAATTTGTTTGTTTCGTGGCTTTACAGCAATTACCGCATTATAAATATGTTTGAATTCTTCATCAAAATATTCTTTTAATTCGGGATCAACCGGAAAATGCTCTTGTTCAGTTAAAGCTATAAATTTAAACCCATTTGAACACTTAAAATTCAAATCCGCATAAATTCCACCATTTATGTATAAAATGCAATAACTCCAAAACTCTGATTTACTTTCATATGACTCCAATTTATCATAGGCTTCTAAAATATAATCGACAAAATTATCTTCCATAAAGTTTCTACAATCATTATCATCATACAATACAAATTCAAATTTTGGGTTGCATTCTTTATTATGTTGCACAATATCTTTTATACCGTCCGGCAAATCCTTTGTAATCCATATTTGATAGATTGTGTAAGGAATAATAGAGTTATATTGTGGTTTTAATTTTAAAAATGCGGTTTTTGTAACTTCTGGAGTAGGAGTCGGAATGGATATTGAATTATATTTTTTCTGTAAATTATTCCTATGATTGATTATTTTATTACGTGTTTTTAATAAAGCAATTTGTTTTTGTATGATATATTGCAACGCCGCATTTCTTATAGCCTTTTCTTGAAGAATTTGTTGCATTCCAGAACGTGTTAAACTTTGATTTACATTATACAACCGATCATAATTTTGTTTTCCCTTTACTCTCATTATATATTATTTGCTATAAAAAATGCAATCCAATCTTTGTTATTTCTTTAAATGTAAAAATAATATATTTTATTTTTCAACTTAAAGAGTTGAGAATTTCATTATTTTTCCCAAAAGTCTGGGAGATTTTGAAAAATGGACATTTATAAATGTCCAAAAATCAATTTCCCCAATTGAATGTCCGAAAAAACTTGAATTGTGACGATAAACAAAATTTAGCGTCAGAGCGCAAAAATAAAATTTTTAAAATTGTTACGATATTTTTTTAAAAATATTTTGCGGAAAGAACTTAAGCATTTTTTCCGTTGTCATTTTATGACAACGAATGACAACGATTTCAAGCAAAAAAATGCTCCGAGATTTTTCTGTAATTTTTGTGACTATGGAACGTGTAAGAAGTCAAGCTTCGAGTCCCATCTCGCCACTAGAAAGCATTTTTTAACAACGAAAAACAACGCTTTTCAAGCTGTTTCAAGCCAACCCAAATACACGTGTGAAAATTGTGAGAAGGGGTTCAACGATCGCGCTGGATTGTGGAGACACAAGAAAAAATGTCTCGAATCAAATACTTTGACAACTTATACGCCGGACATAATACAATTGATTACCGAATTGGTAAAAAGTAATACAGAGATGCAGCAATCCATGATGGAATTGGGAAAACAAAACGCCATCACAAATCAGAGCCACAATACGACACACATTAATTCACACAATAAGTCCTTTAATTTGCAGTTTTTTTTAAACGAAACGTGCAAGGATGCGATGAATATTATGGATTTTGCGGATTCTATTAAACTACAATTATCCGATTTGGAAAAAGTAGGTGAAGTAGGATATGTGGAAGGCATCTCCAACATTATTGTAAAGAATTTAAATGCGCTCGATGTGACAAAAAGACCAATTCATTGCACTGATAAAAAGAGAGAAGTCTTGTACGTAAAAGATGAAGACAAGTGGGAAAAAGAAGATAGTGAAAAAAACAAAATAAAACGAGTTATTAAGAAAGTGGCTTACAAAAATAGCTCCTTGTTAAGAGTGTTTAGAGAGAAAAATCCAGAATACAAAAATGGAGAATCAAAGGTTTCGGAAAAATATGATAAATTGGTGATTGAAGCTATGGGTGGAGGTGGCAACAATGAAGTAGCGAAACAAGAAAAAATTATTAAAAATATTGCGCGGGTTGTTTCTATTGAAAAGGGAAGTGAATAATTTGTTACACAAGTGTATAATAAATTATTTTTATATTTTTATATTTTTATAGCGGAATAAGATGAAATGAGATTAAGAGTGCGATCGTAGAAGCTAGAGCAAACAAAAGGACGACACCTTTTTGAATTACCGACAAATGGTTGCACATACATGTTTCATGTTTTCTCTCTTTCTCGGAGAGCAAAGTTTCGGTAATATTATTTTCAATATCGCCTCTTTTGCTTTCTTGTTCATGTGTAGCTAAACCAACATAATAGTGATTCATATATAATCAATGTAAATATTTTGCATTATCGAATATTTATATTTAATTTGTATTATTAATTGAATAGTAAGGCTTTACTTCTTCCATTTCGATGTGCACTTCGGGAGGCGCAGGCCATTCACTATAAGCCAATGCTTTGGATGTGGGTCGTTCTAAATCTAATAGTTGGCGGAGAGCCTTCATTCTTCTCTCTAAAGGAGAAATCTGGAGTGAAAGCTTACGACTTAATTGCTTCCATCTCCATTCAAATTGGAGTGCAGCTTGCCAAGTTGGAAATCCAGAAATATGACAAGCTCTAGACCATGTTTTTCCTTGGCTCACTTTTACTCCTGTAGCAAAAGCACCTCCTTTTATTTCCTTATTGTGCTTTCTTAATCGTTGATCTAAATCTACGGTGGCGCCTACATAAGTAGAACCGTCTGTACATAAAAGAAGATACACGTAGGACATTCTATACTATAATCGGGATTTTATGACAGCTCATTTAACTGTTCTGAAACTATTCCTACTAATTTATGTTCAATGACATTTGTAATTACATCTGTATCTAATTCGCGATTCGCTAATATTTCAACCATTTCTTCGTCATCATATCCGCTGTCCCAATCATCATTATCATCATCATTATCATCTTGATTATCATAGTCATCATGATTCTCTTCCTCATTATCATCAAAATTAGCATCTACACGTTCCTGTTCATCTACAGTATTTTCTACTGCAACGTCTACACTGGATTCTTTTGATATTTTATATTTTCTTTTTTCTACAATACCATATTTAAGATAATGACAAATAGATTCATTTTTAGTAAATACATTTTTTTTTACATCAGAATTTAATTTTAAATATTCTTTCCAATCAAAGTCACTCGGCAATTTTTCTTTACTGTAAATTCTCTTTTCTTTGACCCCATACTTCAAGTAATGATTAATAGCTCCCACTTTAGTTTCAGTATCTTGTTTTACATCAGTATTTAATTCTAAATATGTTTTCCAGTCAAAATTCTTTGGCAACTTGTCCATTTATATATATAAACAGACGCCACATATTTTTTTTACATATTTTACTTATTCGCAAATAGAAACAAAACAAAAAACAATATTCAGTCCGTTATTTTCCAATCCGGACAAAAAAGATTAATGTCTTCTTTTGTAATTCTTCGGCGTGGGCGTATCTTGTATAATTCTTCTAATCCTGCATCAAACTTGTCTTGAGGTCTTTTTACGTATTTCGCTTTTTTTCGATACGATTCTTCGGATTTGTGTGAATTCAATGGAGACACGTAGTAATAGGCAAGGCTTTTTCGAAACACATTTTCAGGGCAAATTATTTTTTCAGGCAATCCATGCCAAGATATATCATTTGTTTTGAATATAATAGCACGGTTGAATTTGATTTCTGTTTTGGTTATACAATCGGTTACATTTTCATTCCACAATTCATTTTGACCATTCCACTCCGGAAGCCATTCTTTGCTCAAAAAATAAATTACGTTGATTCTTCTCTCTTTGCCAGAATAAGGATGTTTTTCATAGTCCAAATGCACGTTCAATCGTCCATGTTTAGGATGACAATGTAGTCCTGCTCCATGTAAATATTCATCGTAGGTCAAATTTGGTATATCGGTTAGTTTTTGAAAAAATTCTACCATTTTTTGATGTGACAAATAATAAAAATAATTCTTTAATTCGCTTGGCAAATTCTCTATATTATCATATGCATATTTTACCTCAATAGGATTCATGTAAGTGTGCCAGTTCTCGTAATGTTGCGGAAACAAGTTGTGCAAATTTTCCGCGTAATCTAAGTTTAAAAAATCATCAATAACAATATGTTCAAATGGTTTTGCGTTGATAAATTTTTCTCTCAACAGATCAATATTGTTTATCCATGACCCGAAATATTCATGACAGACCGTGGCATTTATTTTTTCTAAATAATCATTGTCGATTTTAATAGTATTTTCACACATATTGACACACAAATATAAATTTATATTTT